TGTGAGGATAGACCTACGGTTTCTCCAGAAAGAGTAGCTTATTGGGAAGGCCGAGTAAGAGAAAATGTAAGAGCAAGTCAGCGTTTTCAGCGAGAAAAAGATCCCAATTATAAAGAAAATGATGAGATGAGTAATACGGCTCATGAAAAGCTTGCAAAGGAAGCTCTTGCTGAAGGTATCTTAATTTCAGCTAATACAGGTAGAAGAGCTCAGGCAGAAAGACAGTGTTTGAATGCACGTATCCAAGGTGGAGCAGCGTCTCTTACTAAGTTAGCTATGGTTAATGTTGACAATGATCCAGAGCTTAGAGAACTTGATGCTCATCTTGTTATCACAGTTCACGATGAGGTCCTTGTTGAATGCCCTATGGCTTATGCTGAAAAGGTAGAGAAAAGGTTGCCTCAAGTTATGATTGATACTGCAAAGCCTTTTATTAATGTACCTATGGCCTGTGACCCTTATGCGGAAAGACAGTGGTATATCGGTGAGTACTCAGTTTCTATTCAATCTGAATTTAAAAAGTTAGAAGAAAAAGGATTGGATAAAGAAACTGCTCTTGCCAAAGTAATTGAAAATCATCCAGAGATGTTTCCTGATGCAATTAGAGCTACTATTGAAACAGGCGAAGAGATTGATTCTGATGCTTTTGCTCATATTGTAGAAGACATTGAAGAGATTATTATAAATGATGACACTGTTGAAGAAACAGAAGATGAAGATACAGCTTATATAAATTTATTTGAATGATAGAAAGGACAAAATACTATGATTATTACAACTAAAGATTTTCAAGAGACAGCTAATAAAATTCTGCTTGCAGCCGGTCTCGATGATAATGCTGCCAATCTTGAACTTGTCACAAAGGAGTCTACTTTGTATCTTAATGTGACAAATAGAGAGTTTTATGTGTCCGTTAAGTTTCCTCTTTCTGAGCCTACTAATTTCCATGCAGTAGTAGATGCTTCGCTCTTTCTTAATCTTATTTCTGGCATTACTACTGAGACTTTTACTATTACCGAGCAGACTAACTATATTACCGTAACTGCTGGTAAGAGTAACTATAAGTTGGCTATGATTTTTGAGAATAGCTCTTTGATGACTCTTCCTGTTATCAGTATTGGTAATAAGACAGTTGAAATGGGAATTTCTAATGAGATTCTTACCAGTATTCTTAATGTTAATAGTAAGGAGCTTCTTAAGCTTAAGGGTGCTTCTGTAGTAAATGAGCTTCAGAGACTTTATTTTATTGATGAGACTGGTTGCTTTACTTTCACTACTGGTGCTTGTCTTAATGCATTTACTCTTGAAAAGCCTGTGAAGCTGCTTCTCAATGATCGTATTGTAAAGCTCTTCAAGCTTTTTAAGACTGATGTTAAGTTCTCTCTCGGCATTGATCCTATTGCTGGCGGCGTACAGACAAAGATGGTACTCGAAACTGATGATACATATCTTGCAGCTATTATTACCTGTGATGATGTACTTATTCAGAAGATCCAGGGACCTTGCACTGCTACAAAGAATTTTATTGCACAGTCTTATGACTATAGAATGGTATTCTCTGTAAATGAATTTGCAAGTGCTATTTCTAGACTTCAGATGTTTACTAAGAATAATAAGTCTGCAACAGATAAATCTGTTTCTTCTTATATGCCTGTCAAGGTAAATATTAGTGGTGATTCTATGATGATCCGTGACCGCTTTGATAATACCGAATTTGTTACTATTGAGAATGGTAGCTATGTTGCAGGTGAGTATGAGTTTGGTGTAAATCTTATTGACCTAAAGCTTGTACTTGATTCTTGTAAGAATGAGCATATTACGTTTAATTGTGGCAACCAGAGATCTATTATTATCTCTCGTGGTGCTATCAGTAACCTTATTCCTGAAGTTAAACTCACATTCTAATGGCAAACAATAAAGGCAAAATCTTTGAGACAAAATTTAAAGACGATTTTATAAAGTCTTTCCCTGATGGCACAATTGATCGTATCTATGACACTACTAATGGCTATAAAGCTATCGCAAACATTTCAGACTTTATTGGATATAACTATCCAATAATGTTTTATCTAGAGTGTAAAAGTCATCAGGGAAATACGTTCCCTCTTGCTAATCTTACTCAATATGAAAAGCTTCTTGGTAAGGTTGGAATTAAAGGAGTTAGAGCGGGGGTAATTTTATGGTTTATTGACCATGATACCATTTGTTATGTTCCTATTAGTAGTATTACAAAAATGAAGGAAGATGGCAAGAAGTCAGTTAATATTAAAATGTTGTCTGAAGATACTTATAGAATTTTAAAGATACCCACCGAAAAGAAGCGTGTGTTTCTTGAAGGTGATTATTCTGTTCTCATGCAGCTACAAGATGGCGAGTGAGAAAATTTGCTAAACTAAATCCCAGGGTTTTTTCCTTGGGATTTAATTCTCACTTGGAGGTAACATATGCAAAATCCTTGGCGTTATTTTAACACTGGCAGATGGACTAGTTATCCAGATGTAAAACAATTTATTCAACTTAATTATACTCCTTATAATGGAGATGAGAGCTTTCTTCAGACTATTTCAACAAGAACTCAAAAAGTGCTTGACAAGTATAAAGAATACTGCAAACTTGAGCAGGAACGCGGCGGTGTATATAAGGTAGATGAAGAACGTATTTCGTCACTTCTTACTTTTCCTGCGGGCTATATTGATAAGGACAATGAAGTTATCGTTGGCTTGCAAACTGATGAGCCTCTTAAAAGAGCTATTAATCCTTTTGGTGGCATGAGAATGGCTGAGCAAGCTTGTAAAGCTTACGGTTATAAAATTAGTGATACTATTAAAGAACAGTTTAGATATAAGTCTACCCATAATGATGGAGTATTTAGAGCTTATACTAAAACTATGAGAAAGCTTAGACATGCTCACATTTTAACTGGTCTTCCTGATGCTTATGGTAGAGGTCGTATTATTGGCGACTACCGTAGAATTGCTCTCTATGGAGTTGATCAACTTATTACTTGGAAACAGTATGATTATGATCGATTTGAGCATAAAAACTTTAATGCTGCAAATATTCAGCTGATCGAAGAGCTGTACAAGCAAATTAGCTTTTTGAAGCAGCTTAAAGAGATGGCATTGCTTTATGGTATTGATATTTCTAAGCCAGCTACAAATACCAAAGAAGCGGTTCAATGGATTTATTTTGGCTATTTAGCAGCTATTAAGGAGCAAAATGGTGCTGCAGAAAGCTTAGGCAGAACTTCGACTTTTATTGATATCTATGCAGAGCGAGACCTTAAGGAAGGTACCTTTACTGAAGCTGAAATTCAAGAAATTATTGATCAGTTTGTAATTAAACTCAGAGCAGCAAGACAGCTTAGAACACCCGAATATAATGAACTTTTTGCAGGAGACCCTACTTGGGTAACTGAGGCTATAGGTGGAGTTAGTGAAGAAGGGGAGCATTTAGTAACTAAAAACAGCTTTAGATTTCTTAATACTCTTTACAATCTTGGATCTTCTCCTGAGCCTAATATGACTGTTCTTTGGTCTAGAAAGCTTCCTCATGCTTTTAAACAGTTCTGTGCAAAAGTAAGTACAGATACTTCATCTATTCAGTATGAAAATGATGACCTTATGAGAGAGCGTTTTGGTAGTGATTATGCTATAGCTTGTTGTGTCTCAGCTATGAAGCTTGGAGAACAAATGCAGTATTTTGGTGCTCGTTGTAATCTTCCAAAAATTCTGCTTATGGCAATCAATGGAGGTAAAGATGAAATTACTGGCGAGCAGCTTGGTCCAATGCTAGGCCCGCTTAAGGGTGAACTTGATTACGATGAGGTAATGAGTAGATTCAAATATTATATGGACTGGGTTGCTGAGCAGTATGTAAACACCATGAATGTAATTCATTTCATGCACGATAAGTACTGTTACGAGAAGGTTCAAATGGCACTTCATGATACCGATGTAGAAAGACTTATGGCTTTTGGCATTGCAGGTCTTAGCGTAGTGGCTGACTCCCTCTCGGCTATCAAATTTGGTGGCTGTGAAGCAATTACTAATGAAAATGGCATCGCTGTAGACTTTAAGTGTAAGAGAGAATTTCCTAAGTTTGGTAATGATATCGACTCAGTAGATAACATTGCGAATGAAGTAGTTACTTACTTCTACAACGAACTCTGTAAAACTCCTGCTCTTAGAAATGCAAAACATACCCTTAGCTTATTAACTATTACTTCAAATGTAGTTTATGGAAGCGCAACCGGTGCTACTCCAGATGGGCGTAAAGCAGGTGAGGCTTTTGCCCCAGGTGCTAACCCAATGCACAATAGAGAAGCTTTTGGACCTATTGCCTCCTTGAACTCTGTATCTAAGCTTGACTATGATTGTTGTCGTGACGGTATCAGTAATACCTTTTCCATTACTCCAGGTTCTCTTGGTCGAGACGAAACTGTCAGACATAATAATCTTGTAACGATCTTGGATGCTTATTTTGGTCAGAATGCTCATCACCTCAATGTAAATGTCATCAACCGTGAAGATCTTATCGATGCACAAAAGCATCCAGAGAACTATCCAAATTTAACAATTCGAGTAAGTGGTTATGCAGTAAGATTTAATTCTCTTGATAAGCTGCATCAGGATGAGGTTATTGCTAGAACATTCCATTAAAAAAATAATACTGGAATAATCGTATAATATATAGAGATATTTTTATTGAGGAGGATATATGAATCAGAAATTAGAGACTGCTCTTACGACTGTGGAAACCCAATATAGGGAGTTGGTGAATATTGCAGATGATTTTCTTGCACCTACCTTTGCACCTATTGATGAGCTAGTTAATCAAATTGATACAAGAGTCAACTCCTTATCAGTAGATCAGCTTAGAGAGTATTTGCTAATGCTTCAGCTTAAAGCTTATGGTATTAGTGAAATGAAAGAACGTGCAGCTCTTAAAGCGGAGCTTGCAGAAATTACTCAAAAAGAGCATTTTGCAGTAAGTTTTAATGGTGCTGATGGCAGCGCGGCTGTCAAAGATAAATTAGCTACTGTTGCTACTTCTGCTGAGACTGCCACTGAGGCTCTTTATACCTTGGTAGCTAGCCTTTTGAAAACTAAACTTGATGCTATTCATCGTTTGGTAGATGTTCTTAAGAGCATTCTTATGAGCCGTATGCAAGAAGCTAAGTTTATGAATATCGGAGCAAGTAATGATATTGCTCCAACTACAAACGGTAGAATTACTCTAAACGAATAAGGAGAATTTTTATGAGGCAAACATTACATAAAGTAAAATGCAATGAAGGGGCTAAGAAAGCTCGTAAAGCAATGCAAAATACTGTACGTAAAACTCATAAAAAACAAGAAGCTGCCCGAAAGAAACTTCGTAAAAAAACTTGGGGATTTTAAGAAAGGAATTATTAATGGCTAGTGTAGAAGAAATTATTAAGAAATTTGGTAAAGAGTATAAGATGGATAAACTTGGTATGTTAGCAAATATCAAGCCTACATATGAAAGATTGTCAACTGGTGCTCTTGGTTTGGATTATCCTTTGTTTGGAGGACTTCCTCTTGGACGAATCTGTGTGTTCTCTGGTCTACAGCACTCTGGCAAAAGTACTGCAGCTTGTGCAGTTCTTGCTGCTTATCAACGTAGATTTCCTGATCAGATTTGTGTTTATGTAGATATTGAGCATTCTTTGGACCTCAAGTTCCAGATTGCAATGTGTGGTATTGATCCTAATAGACTGATGTATGTAGATCCTATTGGTCTGTCTGGTGAGCAGATTTGTGACATGATTGTAGAAATTCAGAAGGGCGATAATATTGGCCTAATTGTTGTAGACTCACTTCCTGCGATGGTTCCTCAGGCTGTTCTGGAAAATGATCTTACTAAGGATGCAGGCATGAGAGGTACTATGGCAAAGAAGCTTTATCCTTTCCTTTCTATTATGCAGTCTGCGGTAACAGAAAAGAATAATATGCTTATCTGTATTAATCAGGTGCGCGATGATGGCAAGACCTTTACTGGTATTCAAAAGTGGAAAGAGCCTTGTGGTGGTGCTCCTCAGTTCTATTCTTCAGTGTCTGTAAGATTCGGTACTCGTAAGTTTACTAAGGGTGATGATATGGATGCCTGTGGAGCTCAAAACGGTGAAGGCGCTGATGGTTTCAGACTTCAGTTTAAGATTATGAAGAATAAGACTGCTCCTTGTAATCGTGGCGGTGGTTTTATGACCTTCCGTTATGCGACTGGTATGGATTGGCTACATGACCTTCTTGAGATTGCTATTGGATTTAATTTTATTCCTCGTTTGAATAATGTTACCTATCAGCTTGTAAATCTTGATACCGGTGAGCCTTTTTATGATGAAGAAGGCAGAGAGCTTAAGGGTAAAAAGAATGACTTGATTGAGTATATCAAGACTAATATTCCTTTCCAGGCCCAGTATCTTGCAATGCTTAACAGAGCTATTGCAAATGAAGATGCTTCTTATGGTTCGCTTCTTGATGCTAGAGCTACAGCAGAGATAGATGCTCAGGAAAGAGCTGTTTCTGAGGAAGCAAAAGCAGCTGATATTGCAGACGCGTAATGGCAGCAGGACTTAGAACTAGAAATAAAGAAGGCGAAAACACTAAACCTACCCGTCATTTTTCTTCTCGCCAAGAAAGGACAGTTGCTAAAGCTGTTGGCGGAAGACAAACCCCTAATAGTGGCGCAACCCCCTTTGCAAAGGGGGATGTGCTCACTAAGGGGGCAAATGGTTTTTTATTAGAATGTAAAACAAAGACTTCTCATTCAGATTCAATCTCCATTAAAAAGGATTGGTTTGAAAAGAATAAACAGGAATGCCTTCTTACTGGAACACCTCATCAAGCAATAGTATTTAACTTTGGGCCTGACGAAGAAAATCATTATATTATTGACGAATACTTATTTCAGTTTTTACAAGAAAAACTAATGGAGTTAGAGGAAACTATATGAAAACTGTTTATTATGCTGTTGTACAAAAGTTTGAGGTGCCAGATAATGCTACTGAACAGGATATTGATACTTTGGTTAGTATGCGGTTAACTGAACCTACAGATTATATCTGGTCTTTGGATGAAAATTTATTTGAGTTCTAATATAAGTAAAGGGGCCAAATTGCTGGCCCTTTTATTGTATTATATTTAGAGAGGTATTTTTATGAGAGATTTAATAAAACAGCAATTAGAAAAATGTAGTTATGCCAATCTAACAAATTATGATCCTGAGACTTGCACTTTTCGTATCCCGCGATATAGCAAGCCTCATTATGAACTGGGTAAAATGTACCTTGTTCAGCTTTCTGGAGCGCTTGTAAATAATTGTTCTTCCGTAATAGCAGCAAATTATAATAACGGTACCGCTCCTAGTTTTCCATATTTAAAGATTTTTGTATCAAAGTCTTTAGGTAAAATGATTTATGTGGATAGCCTTGGATTTGATCCTAATACAAGACAGGATATTAACGTTTTGTGGTCTGGTTGGCTTCCGACAGAAGAATTAACTATGTTAAGTACAGTAGTAATGTAAGGAGGAATTATGAAACAGACATTAGCCGTAAAGTACCGTCCTAAGACTTTTGAAGAAGTTTGTGGACAGAGTATTACCACTAAGATTCTTAAGAAAGTAGTTGAAAACCGTAATTTTAAGAACTGCTACCTTTTTGCAGGGGATTCTGGCTGCGGAAAAACGACCCTTGCTAGAATTTTTGGATATGCCATTAATCAAGGAAAAGGCACTCTTGAAGAGATTGATGCAGCCAGCCATAACGGTGTAGATGATGTACGAGCCATTATGGAAGCAGGTAAGCAGAGGGCTCTTGATAGTGAATACAAGATTTTCATTATTGATGAGTGTCATGCTATTACTACTCAAGGCTGGCAGGCTTATCTTAAGGGTCTTGAAGAGGCACCGCCTTTTACTATTTATATTTTCTGCACCACCGAGCCTAATAAGATTCCAGAGGCCGTACTTAATCGTATGCAGAGATATAATATTACCAAAATTAGTGCAGATGAAATTAAGACAAGACTTATGAATATTTGCTTAGCTGAAGGCTTTACTAATTTTGAGAAGACTTGCGATCTTATCAGCAAGACAACTCATGGTTGCATGAGAGATGCTATTATGAAGCTTGAGCAGTGTGCAGACTTTGATACTGATCTTATTCTTGCAAATGCTCAGCAGGTACTTAATACTTCGTCATATGATGCTATGCTCTATCTGATCTACTCTCTTGCTGAAAAAAATAGCGCAGGAGTGCTTTATACTACAGATCAGCTTTACAACTCTGGTGCGGATCTTAAGAGCTTTATCGAAGTATTTATTGAATTCGTTCTTGATTTTTCTAAATACTACATGTTTAAGGATATCAATGCTACCAACATTCCTGTTTATCTTGAGCCCAACGTTCAGAACGTAATTGGATTTATTCATGATTATAATTGGCTGATTAATCTTATTGATACTCTGCTTCAGGTCAAGCTGGAGATTCGTTATGATTCTTTTTATAAATCTACTATTGAGGCCTTTTTGTTGAAATTTTGTAAGTAAGGAGGTAAGGCTATGAATACTATTATTGGGCAGAAAAAGCTTGTATCTATTTTGTCTAATTATACACTCTCTTCTATGCCTAGTACTATCCTTCTACTCGGTGAAAAAGGTTGCGGTAAAACTACCATAGCTAATAAACTTGCTAATAGTCTTGGTATTGATATCGTAGCTGTTGATGATAAGACTACTGCAGAGGATCTTATTGACTATGCACAATATCCAATTACTAGACTATATTGGATTGATCTGACACAGATAACTGAAAAAGGCCAGAATAAATTTCTTAAGTTTATTGAAGAGCCTTCTTCTACTATGAAAGTTGTTCTTGGTGCTGAGTCAGAGGTTGGAATTCTTCCTACTATTCTTAATAGATGCTTGAAGCTTACTTTTGAAGCTTATACCGAGGAAGAGCTGAAGTGTTTTTCTTGGGCGCCTCAGAATGCAGACCCACTTGTCTATAGATTTTGTAATACACCTGGTAAGCTAAATGATCTTGGCAATTCTGATACTTTTGTAAATATCTTACAGCTGTGCGAGAATATGCTTAAGCAGTTTCCGAGATTGAGAACTTTTGACTACTCAGATGCTCTTTGTGTAGTAAATAAGATCAGCACTAAGAAAGAAGAAAACACTAAGTATGATTTCAATCTATTCCTTGAGATCTTGGCCTACTCAGCTTTTGAAAAGTTTAAAGCAACAGGAGATGAGTTTAGCTTTGAAGTTTATCGTTATACGATAGAACAGCGTCAAAAGATTATTAACAAGTTTATCAACAAAGAAGCTTTCATGCTTAATTTTATTAATCATTTATGGGAGGTAGCACATGAACCTGCAAGAGCTTAAGCAATGCATTCAGAATAGAGAAGTTCCTGATAACTTCATTATTTTTGTATGTGAAGAGAACAACTTTATTGCTAATACTTATATTGACGCTATCTGTGAAATTAAGCAGCTTGAAAAAACTCTGGCTGATAGTATTTTTGAGCAAGACTCTGCACTATCTTTAGTCATGGGCTTTGAGAATAATCTCAGAGTGATTTATACGGAGACTTTTGATGAAGCAGCTACTGATTACTCTAGATTTACAAATACTGTTGTAGTCTGCGAAAAAGTAGATAAGAAGCTTTCTAAGGTTGTTGCTGATTATATTATTGATATTCCAGTTCTTGAAGCTTGGCAGGTAAAGTCTTATATGAAAAAGCTTAGACCTAATATCACAGCGCAGGAGATTGAAGAACTTTATGCAGCAACAAAAGGTAATATCTATAGAATTGTAAATGAGTTAGATAAGATTAATCTTTTTGATCCAGAAGAGCAGAGCACCGTGCACTTTTATTTAACTCATACTCCTGAGTCACCTTTATATGAAGTTTCAAATTTTGCACTTGCTGATGCTTTGGTAAAATCAGATATTCAGCTTCTAAGACAGTTTTTACAGTATTCTTCGGCTACTAAGGCTGAGCTACTTGGTATTGTGGGTCTTGCGCTTAATAAGGTTAAGATTAGTTTACTAGTAGAGTTTAGTAATATGTCAGCTGAGGATCTTGGTATTACGCCTAAGCAATATAACAATGGTAAACGTTATCCTCTCGGCTTGCCTCTACCAGTACTTCAACATAAATTGGATATTCTTTCATCTATTGACCTTAAACTAAAGTCTGGATTACTTGACATGTCTAATCAGAGACAGTTAGAGTATCTTATTTTAAGGATGGTGGGTTAATGGGAGAAAGATTTTCTTATTCTAAAATTGACACTTATTCACAATGTGGTTTTAGATATAAGCTAAGATATGTAGATAAGCACTTCGTCGATACTGGTGGACTTGCTACAGAGCTTGGTACAGCTATCCATGAGACTGAAGAAACGATCGCAAATGCTATTAAAGCTGGCGAGCCTATAAACTACATAGCTCTTAAGAATAATCTTATTTTGAAGGCTATGGAACTCGAGTACAAATATAAAGAATCTTTTGGTCAAGAAGATAAATCCGGTCGCACTTGTAAAGAAAAAATTTATGAGTACCTTACTTCCGGTATTTATAGACTGGATAATTTCTTAATGGCTAATGGGCATCTCAAGGTAGTTGATACAGAGAAAGAGTTCGAGTTTATTCTACCTGGAACAGATGTTACTTTTCATGGTTTTATTGACCGTATTTTGTATAATATTAGAACTGATAAATATATCGTACAGGATATTAAAACCTATGCAGTTCCAGTAGAAAAGAAAAATCTTGCTGTGCCACTCCAGTTCGTAGTCTATACTCATGCAATGAAAGAGCTGTATGGAGTTGAAATAGATAATATAGAGTGTCAGTATGACCTGCCTTTTTGTAATCTCACGCAAGACGCAGGAGCCGAAGGCTTTATGCACGAGGGCACACAAAAGCTTCAAAATCTTTTGACAGCTATTAACGAGCAGGATTTTGCCCCTAAGCCTACACCTCTTTGTCATTGGTGTGAGTTTTGTCCTACAAATCCTAATCAGTCGCCAGAAGCTAAAAATCTTTGTCCTTATCATTCTTTATGGACTAGAGAGAACAAGACACAGCAAGTAGCATCTCATTGGGCTGGTTTAGAAAACCATGAGCTAGTGCTATTTGAATATATTAAATGTCAGAATTCTTCTCAATAAGTTGTATTATATAATATAAAAGGAGAATTTTATGGCTCATATTTACGAAACAATCATCATAGGTGCTACACCTGAAGGCCTTGATTTGGCAGAGCAGCTTTCAGGCGAAGGCCGTAAAACAATTATTATAAGTTCACACTTTAGGTATCGTACATCAAAACATAAACTTGAAGGTGTGGAGCAACTTGAAGCTACTGCCGTATTTTTATCTTTTTCTCACGGCCTTTTTGGTGTAAATGTTGAAACAACCACTTCCAAAGGTGCCGTCTTTGGTTGTAATGTAGTTTTTGCAACCGGTACTAAACCTATTAAATCTTCATTAAAAAATTCAAATATCGTGTACAAAGCTATTGATCTAATAGGCAAACACAAGTCTGAGCCGGTAGTTATTTATGGAAATAATGATACTGCAGTTTCTTATGCTCTTGATCTTGCAAAAAGATATTGTTACGTGTATCTTTGTACTCCTGATTTTGAATTAGGTAATAATAAGAGACTAGCCAAGAAAATTAATGAGACTGCTAATATTGTACATTTACAAGGTTGTAATATTACTGGTTGTAAAAATGATAAGGAAGGCAAGCTTGTTGAGGTTTCTTTGGACACATACACAAATATTACAACTAAAGCTCTTGTTGTAGCACTTGACAGAAGCCCAGATATTCCGTCTTGGACAAAACGCTATCTTTCTGTGTTACCAAATGGCATAGCAGATGTTACTGTAAATTGCGAGAGCACCTTGGTACCTGGGGTATATGCGATTGGCGCACTGTCAGATAAGTCTGCTAAAAAAGATATTAAAAAGCTAGCAACAACACTTCTAACAAAGTTTAATTGAGGAGGAAATTATGTTAGACGAAAATCAGATTTATCAGAATAAACTTCAATTTACTCAGCTCTTGACTAGGCTTGGCATTGATATTACCGAACTAGTAAAGTACCTAGAAGAGAAGGATTATTTTAATAAGCCTGCTACTACCAATGCCTTTAAGGCTTATGACGGAGGACTTTGTCATTATGCCCTAGACCTATATTATGAACTTGCTCAGTTAGTAAATGCTTACTTTCCTGGGCGTTACACAGAAGCAGATGTAATTAAGGTGGCACTATTCAAGGACTTGTACAAAACTGAACTCTTTGAGAAATATCTCAAGAGTGTTAAAAATGATAATACCGGGATGTGGGAATCTGTGCCCGCCTACAAGTATAAAGATCAAAGACCTACTTTTGGAGATGTAAGTTTTGGTTCTTATATGATAGCAAAGCGCTTTGTAGATTTTACTGACGAACAAATAGAAGCTATCATTCAGTCTTCAGCTAAGAGTGATTATGCCGGAGATATTCATACTATTTACAGAGAATATCCTCTTGTAGTTCTCACTAAGATGGCTGATCTTGCAGCTACCTATATCGATTAATCTAATCCCACCCGTTAAATTAAACCAAGGTAACGTGGTCTTTTGTCTGCGTTACCTTTTTTAGGAGATATATGAAAATTTTATGTTACACAGACAATCACTTCAGTGAAAAGTCTTCAATAGTTACTAAATATGGAACTAGATACACACTACGACTTGAAAATCAGCTTCAATCGCTTAATTGGGTCGAGGATATAGCAAAACAGCAAGGCTGCGAGCATATAGTCTGTTTAGGCGATTTTTTTGACCATCCACAGCTTACTGATCAGGAGCTTACAGCTTTGAATGATATTCAGTGGTCTGATATTCCTCATTACTTTTTAGTAGGCAATCATGAAAGTGAAGAGAATGATCTGCAATATAGTTCTACTATGGCTTTAAGTGGTTTTTCTCGTTATGTTATTAATGAGCCTATTATCCGCTATGTTGGACAAAATGTAGAACTTGCTTTTTTACCTTATGTTGTTGAAAGCAACAGAAAGCCAATTACTGAATACTTTCCACCTATTAAAGATAAGCTCAGAATTCTGTTTTCTCATAATGATATTATAGGTATTCAAATGGGGCCTGTAATATCGAGAACAGGTTTTTCTATTGATGAGTTTTCTAAGATTAGCCACTTATGCGTTAATGGTCATTTACATAATGGTATGCCTATTGCTCCAGCTGTAATGAATCTCGGTAATTTAACTGGCAAGGATTTCAGTGAGGATGCAAATAAGTATATGCACAGGGTACTGATTATTGATACTGAGAAAATGAGTTGTGATTTTATTGAGAATCCTTATGCTTTTAATTTTTATAAACTTGAAGTTAACTCAGTAGATGATTTAGTACAGTTTGATAATTTGAAACAGAATGCTGTTTTGTCTATCAAGTGCAAGGATAAGTGCATTCAACAAGTAAGAGATAAACTTGCAACGCTAACTAATATTGTAGAATCCAGAATTATTGCTATAAAAGATCCTACAGAAAGCGAAACTGATGACTTCGATATTGCTTCTCTTTGTGTAGACCAGTGTGCGAAGTTTGCAGAATGCTGCAGAGCTAAACTCGGTAATAGTGATATTCTAGAGGCTGAATTGGCCGAAATTCTAAAATAACAATAGATTTGGAAATATTGTATAATATTATATGAAAGTATTTAGAAAAGAACAGAAAGCTTTGTATAAAAGCTATAAGAAAAGATTAACTGATTTACATGAAAAGCTTCTGCAAGGAACAGCAGCCCCAGTAGAGTATTTTGTAACCTACCTAATGATGCTTAGGGATAAGCAGTTACTTGATGTGCCTTTTAATGAGGAGCTTGATTCGAAAAACGTCGAGCTTGCTTCAATTATTACAGCTCTCAAGGAATATGACAAATACAAAAATTGTATTTATGATTATTATGCTATTGAAAATGGTGTTGTAAAAAGAATCGCTGAAGGTACTGAGCAGGAGGTACAGGAAAAGTATACAAAAGAAAAACTTTATCACTGGGAAGCTTTTTGGAATTTAGTAAAAATGTGTGTGGAGGATTGGTCGCCAAGTGCTTAATTTTGAAAAACTAATCCTGCATAATTTTGGAAGCTATCAACATACAGAGATTAATCTACAAAATAAAGGTTTTTGTTTAGTAACAGGTCAGAACCATTTTAAGAAGGATAATGCGCTTTCTAATGGCTCTGGAAAAAGCTTTTTATGGAATGCTATTTGTTTTGCTCTTGTGGGTGAGACAATTAACGGTTTACACACTAACCTTAAAAATATTAATGTTGTAGATGATCCTGACTGTTTTGTGGAGCTTAGTTTTCAAAATGATGCAGATCATTATGTAATAACTAGATATGTTACTCCCAAGTCTGATTTGAAAATTATTAAAAATAGTATAGATCTTAGTGGTAAGGGTATTAGAGAGTCTGAAAAGAAACTTACTGAGCTTCTTCCAGAACTCACCAAGAATCTTATTACTTCTACTATAATTATCGGTCAAGGAATGCCTAACAAGTTTTCTTCTTTCAGCCCAAGCGGACGTAAAGAGCTACTTGAAAAGCTTACTAAGGCAGATTTTATGATTGAGGATATCAAAAGACGCGTATCTGAGAGACAAGGTACTTTGTCACAGCAGATTAGGGCTATTGAGGATCAGTTGCTCATTAATAGATCTCAGCTTTCAGTCTTTGAGTCTAATCTGAGAACAAATGAGGCAAACCTTGCAGGAATGCAAAAGCCTGATTTTGAAGCACAGATCAAAGCACATACTGATACCATTGAGCAGACTAAGCAGATTATTAATGCACAAGTAGAAACTTTAGCTGGTATTCAAAAAGAACAGGCTGAAGTTGATACCGCATTGCTAACTGCCAATCAAAGTTTAGCTGCAGCTTTGGCTGAGGTACATGCAAAATATGATCAAACCAGCCATGATCTTGTACAAAGACAGGCACAGCTTCAAGCAGAAACTGATTCCCTTAGACGTGAGATTAATAGAATAAAAGCTATTAAAGATACTTGTCCTACTTGTGGCCAAAAGATTCCTGGTACTGTAAAGCCTGACACCTTAGAGCAAGAAGTACAGTTACAAACCTTGACTGACCAATTAGCTAAAGCAAAATCAGATTTACATAATTTGCAGGACGCTGAGAGAGAAGATCAGAAACGAGTTAATTCAGAGCACAGTGCGCTATTGACGACACTTAATACACGAAACTCACAGCTTAAAAGTTTAATTGCAGATTTTGCTAGAGAACGTAGAGATCTTGAGGCTCATATTACACAGGAACAAGAGGCTTGTAATAGGCTGGTCTATGAACGAGATACTTGGGATGCAAGATATCAGCAACTTTATCGAGCTGTTCTAGATAATAAAGCAGCTATTGAGAAAGCTACTACAACAATAGCTGAAGCAGATGCTGCAAGAGAGGAATTATCGGAGCATTGTAAATTAGTTAAGAAGATGGACGGTCTTTCAAAACGTGATTTTAGAGGTTTCCTACTTTCTAACATAATATCGTATATTAATAAGAAGGCAAAAGATTACTGTGAGGTAGTATTTAATACAAGAGATCTTGAAGTAGCTCTTGACGGAAATGACCTTAATATTTCTTACTGCGGCAAAATGTTTGATAACCTTTCTGGTGGAGAAAAGCAAAGAGTTGACTTGATTCTGCAGTTTACTATACGTAATATGCTTACTGCGTATCTAAACTTTAATTCTAACATTTTAGTCCTTGATGAAATAACAGACTTTCTTGACAAGAAGAGCTGCACCGCAATTCTTGAACTTATTACAAAAGAACTCAACACTATCGAATCAGTATTCATTGTATCTCACCATGCTTCAGAGCTCGAGCTGCCGATTGACTCTGAGTTAGTTATTCAAAAGAATGAAATCGGCATCAGTGAAATTTTAGTAGGAGCTTAATTTATTATGCAATGGAAAAAAGACCCAAACATGAAATATACTGATATGTGCATCTGGATAGACTCGCATATAACAGATATTGTAAACCCTGGGGAAAACCCAGAAATTGAAGATAAATTATATAACTATCTATGGCTACTAGTTAAGGCACTTGCTATAAAGAAGTGTATGTTTACTAACTTCCAAGACTACGACCCATTTTCATTTTACGCAGCAAATCGTTTATACTTAGCGATACGTAAGAATTATTGGAATCAAGGTAAAACAATTAAAGGCAAGCAGATTAGACCAATTAAATCTTGTCTTAATTATACAAAAGCTCTCTTATACCCAATGAAGATTGAGTATCAAAACGAGACTTTTAAGGAAGTTATTTCAGAAGAATTTGTATCGAAGAAATTTGATGCTCTGGCGTTTCAAGAAAAAATGAGAGATGATGCCAGAGACCGACAAGGTTGCAATGAGCAATTTAAAGCTTATGTAACAGATACGTTTCAAAGTATTGGAGCTCTTGTTGATAAAGTAGTACAAAAATCACCTTTTGCTCCAAGCTCTGCAGATTATAAAAATCTAAAGATTTCCTTGCTTCTTAATACTATAAATTCAATCAATGTAAAAAATAAACTTAATTCAGAATTGCCCACAGTTATCTTATGGAAGTTGCCAAGATCAATGGCTAATTACGTTAGAATATTACTTAAAGAGCTATATACCGAAATTAAGAAGGAGATTATGGAGTGCCATCGTCTAAGTTCTATGGATGATGACCTAGTAGATAAGCTTCTTCAGGTACCCATGGAGGAAAGAGATGTCTACGAGGACCAGTATTAAACAAAATCTTAATAACCTTCATCTATCAGATATTTATTCTCTGATGCTGTTCATTACTTATAAGCTTCAGGATCTTCCTGACTGTGCCGTACTGTCTGAATTATGTTATTTATTAGATGGCGCAAATTTGACTCGTCTGCTTACTTATTTTGCAGGCAAGACAATTACGATCCCAACAGCAGAGGAATTTGCAACTATGTCTAAAGCTTTACTATTATATCAGTATATTAACTTAGACGGTAACTCACTATCTGAGGCACAGTCTAAGCTTGATGGGGTAACTCCTAAACAAAAAGATAAAATTACTGAGCTTTATCTGAAGATAATTCCTATTATGAAACAGTATAATATAGATAGGGGGCAGATTCAAATTGGAAAATAAGGTACGTCCGCCTGAGTCTGAACGAACATTTGAATCTCGTCTAAAGTTTATTAATGAAATTTTTTCTGATACTTATTCTAGTGATCAGATTATGGCAAGCTGTATTCAGTATAAATTAAATAAATCTTTTGAGGCTTATATAAAAGATATTCACAAAAGCTTATGGAAGCTGTCAGGGAAAGACCCTATGGCTATATTACGTCGAATTGACGGATAAGGAGATAATATGTCAACACAACAGAATATTGTAAATGATATTAGCACTCTCACGAAAATCCCTAATAAGACTTTAAATGAGTTAGTGCATAAGATTAATCTTTGTATCGGCAGTATTATTGCAGATGCAAAAAATAATGGAGAACAGGCAGTCATTATTAATATTGGTATTGGTACACTCAGTATTGATTTGATTAACATGCAGAGTAAATTTGTACCAAGTAAAGATTTAAAAGCCACAATTAAGCAAGGAGTTACTTCTGGCATTGATCCACTTGAGTGTACTCTAGAACAGATACTTGCTGAGAAATTAGTTAACTTCTGTAACGAGGTGCTGTAATGGATCATAATGAACTTACTCCACTTGAGACTGATAGTCAAGCTGCAGTAGTTCCTTATGACTCTTCTGCTCTCAATGAAGAATCTCTTAAACTTTTAAGTCAAATTATTAGTGAATCTGATGAGGCCAAGACCAGAGATCTTACTTATTTATTTAATCTAAACCAAAATAAGAAGACCATGGTTCGTATGGATAAGCTAAGCGGATTACAAGATAACTTAGTTGATCAATTTGTAAAGCGAATAGCGGAACGCCCAGATGAGATTTCTAATAAAGAGCTTATGGACGGTCTTAAAATTGTTCAAGATATTATTGAGAGAGGTCAGCGTCAAGTAAGTGGAGCTGACGAACAGCAGCCTTTTATTCAAATTAATTCACAGGATAATTCTATTAACGTTGGTGCTACTGAGCTTCCTAGAGAGTCTAGAGATAAAGTTAAAAATGCAGTATTAGGTCTTTTACAAAAGATTCAGCAACCTCAAGTGCAAGAAGCTACTTTTGAAGATAAAACTGAGGAGGATAAACCATAATGATATCTGATATTAAAACAGTATTACATAGACTACAGATTGAGGAAACTGGCGCTTATGATAATCATTTCTATGTAATTCCTCTTGCGGATAGTAATGAGTATGCAAGAATGTATACTAAGCTGGATAAAAATGCGATTAATACAGAGTATCCAGAGTTTACAAAGAATTCTAGTGATAATACCACTAAGATTATTAATTACTTTGAGCTAGATGAAGATAATACTACTTATAATATTTTTCTTTTTGCAGATTTCGACAATGATAAGTATTTCGTAAAGATTGGAGAAAAGCTAGGGGTATGATTTTTGAATTTGACCAGCAGCCAGTCTTCATGCAAAATATTCAAGTAGATGATATTGGAAACTTTGCATTACGTTGTTCTAATGACAAAGGAAAAGAGTGGTATATTATTGTTAAAACTTATCTTGGAAAAGTTGCGATGTTAAAGTTTGGACCGGTTTATCCAGATATCACAGCTTTACTAGAAAATATGGAGCTTTCTTTTAAGAAATTTGATTTCAAAGAGATGACCATAGAGCGAGAGACGGATAAGTTTTTAAATGATGGCAGAAACGGAATAAGTAAAGTTGAAATTATCCCAGAGTATGCGGCACTCGCAATGATGCCAACGGCAGAAAGTTTTATTAATAGTTTGTGAGGATATTATGGCAATTAAAGATGTAAAACAGTATTATTACACAATGTTAAATCAGTACCTTGAAATGAAAGCTGACTTGACAGACTTTGAGCAAGCGTTAGCTGACGGGCATATTACTGAGGATCAGCTGGTTGCTGCGCAAAATGAAGTTTTTACTATTGAAACTAATTTTGACAGAATTTCTTACATCATGTACCTTCTTGAAATGCCTAATCGTTCAAAGAAAAAAGATAGATATAAGAAATCAAATAAAGCACTCGAGCAATATTTTACGGAGTCCGGTTCAACACAAGAATCCGTAAGTATTGAAAACAAAAGTGCTCTCGACAACTTAAGAATTGAACTTAGCAAGTTAAAGGATGCAGGCAAATAATTGCCTGCTTACTTTAAGCTATTAAATTATTAAATTAATAATCTATTAAATTAATAGGAGTTTATATGACTGAAATTATTACAAACCTTGATTTATTGCGTCAGGCTTCTGAGCCTCTTAAGTTTCTTTCTACTGAAGGTATTGATAAAACTGAGGGTGAAGATATTATTAAGCAGCTTCATGAAGTAATGGAAGCTGATAAAACTATCCTTGTTTTGTCTGCACCCCAGATTGGTATTAACAAGCGTGTTTTTTGTATCCGTTTTGAGAATACCATTAAAACATTTATTGATCCTATTATTACTAAGAAGGCAGATTATAAGATTGCACCTGAAACTTGTGTTTCTATGCCTGGCAAAGAGATTCTAATCAGCCGTCCGGAAAATATAACAGTAGTTTATCATACTGCTGAATTTAAATATGAGGAAAATAAACTGCTTGGTGCAGCAGCTAGACTTTTTGATCAGCAAGTTCAGCTTCTTGATGGTGTTCTTCCAGATGATCTAGGATTAGTTTCTGATGTAGAACTGGATGGTTCTTTAGCAGATCTTTCAGAGGAAGAAATCAATGAACTGGTTGATTTTTATAAAGAATACGTAAAAGTAAAGACTGAAGCTGCCCAGAAAGCGCTTAAAGAAGATACTGAGCTGCAAGATAGCTATAAAAAGTTGGCTTTTGCAGAAAAAGTTGTAAATGGACAGGCAGCTTTGGTAGCAGAGGATTCAAACATTAAAGACATGAAACAGAGAGCCAGAGCTAAGGCCGCTTTGAAAATCAAACATATTGACAATATTGAGAGGACTAACAATAAAAATCAGCTTAAGCAATTTTTAAATAGAAAGGGTAAGAGATAATGGCACGCTGGGTAAAGCAGGAATATGTTAGAGAGTTTAACTCTCGTAAGATTATTGGTATTGTTCGTACTTATGCAAATGGAGATGTCGAAGCACGAGAGTTTAGCAGCAGACGTATTCTTGGGTTCTATAGAAAAAAGAAAGATATTACTACTGATTTTTATGGCCACATGGTTGGCAAAGGAAATTGTGTAGTTGGATTTATTTATGACTACTTTAATAATAAAAAAGTAAATAGAGGTTAATCATGGAAAAGAAAATTATCAGCTTTGAGGTTCCTGTTGAGATAAAGGAAGCTTTAAGGGTAGCAGCTTTTCATGAAGGTATTTCCGTTTCTGCTTATGTTCGTCAGCTTCTTGAACGGGAGGTTTTGCATAAATCTGCTTGGAGGGACGAATAATGCTTAAAGACAACAAAATATTAGTCATTGTAGAATCTCCCAACAAATGCTCAACAATAGCTAATATTCTTAAAAAAGCTGGCTACTCTAATGCAACTGTTGTGGCTAGCTATGGACATATTATGGAACTTGCTAATGGTGGTACGTATTATAACTCAGGTATTGAGCCGCTAGCAGATTTTGCATTAAGCCTTAAAATTTCCTCGGACAAACAAGATATTGTAAAAAAACTTAAGCTTCAAGTAAAAGCAGCAGATGTTGTATACCTAATGTCTGATGGCGACCGTGAAGGAGAAGCAATTTCTTGGAGCTTAATTAAGTTTCTTAATATTCCTGCAGAGAAGATTCGTAGATCTATTACACATGAAATTACCCCCAAGGCCGTTGTAAATGCTATAGAGAATCCTACTACTTTATCTAATGAATTAGTAGATGCTGCATTGGCCCGTCTTACTATTGATAAGATGATTGGCTTCACTCTAAGCCCTGTGGCAAAGGCTTATGTTGGTGCAAAAAGTGTTGGTCGCTGTCAAAGTGCAGGTCTTAAACTTATTGTAGATCGTGAAAAAGAAATTCAAGATTTTAAGCCTGAGCAGTATTATGATCTCTGGCTTCAGTTTGTAAAAAATAATACTGAGTTTAAAGCAAAATATATTGGTACAGAAGATAATCCTATAGATCGAATTAAATCAACAGATCTTTTAAAATTAATCAAGTTTGGTTGCTCTAAAGATTATATTATCAAAGCTATTAACACAAAACAAAAACTTGAAAATCCAAAACCACCTTATTGTACTGCAACTTTCCAGCAAGATGCTGCTAATCAGATCGGGCTAAAGGTTAAGGATGCAATGTCTTGCGCACAGAAACTATTTGAGGGAATTTCTATAAACGGTGAACATGTAGGCTTAATTACTTATATGAGAACTGATGCTACAGACCTTTCTTCAGAATTTTTACCGGAGCTCGAGAATTATATTACGACAACTTTTGGATCAGGTGCCTACACAAAACCAAGAATTGGTAAAAAGTTAGATAACGCCCAGGAGGGTCACGAAGCTTTAAGAGTAATTAACCCAGCTCTGACTCCAGACATTTTAGCTACACATCTTAGTAATGATTTACTGGTTAAGGTATATAAACTGATTTGGCAAAGAACTATTGCCTCTGCTTTACCAGCTGCAGTTATTTCTGAGACAACTTATATAATTGAGAATAATAACCATTTATTTAAACTTACTTCAAAAGAGCTTTTAAATCCTGGATATCGTAGTCTTTATGGGGTTACAGAGGATATATCAGAGTTGGTTAAAGAGACTTTTGTTCAAAATGAAGTTTTAACGCAAACTACATTACAAGAGCAACTAAAGGAAACCCAACCGCCTTCTAGATATAAAGAGGCAACTTTGATTAAAGAGCTGCAAAAAAGAGAGATAGGCAGGCCGTCAACTTATGTAACTATTGTAGAAACTGTTTTAAGCCCTACTAGAAATTATTGCACTCTTGAAGATAAATATATTATCCCAACTGAAAAAGGAATTCAATTAGCTAGCTTCTTGGATAGGTCTTTTTCCGACATTATTAGCCTTGATTATACAAAACAGCTTGAAGAGTCCCTTGATAAAATTGCAAATGGTAAGCTTACTAAGTTAGACTTTTTAAAGACTTTTTATTTAAATCTTGAAACTGCTTTAAAGGCAAATAAGGAAACGGTTGGAGAAACTACACAAGTAGCAGAAAAGCAATGTCCACAGTGTGGGTCTCTCATGGTAGTAAGAAGAAGTCGTTTTGGTAAGTTATTCTATGGTTGCACTAGATACCCACAGTGTCATGGGCTCATCGGAATTGATTAAAAATAGTCTATATCGACTAAAGTAGCTAAGATTAACAAATAATATGCGCTAAATTAATTGATTTGAAATCAAAAACTTTATTTTAGGTAAAAGGAGATATATAATGGCAAAACTTTCGGCTAAAGACAAGTTAGAGTCAAAAGGCTTTCTACTCGACTTATTTTGGCAAGGCGGTATTATTCAGCCTGGCGACACCTCAATTGGTAGCTCCTTAGGCAGAAGATGGACTGGTCTTTCGAATTATAGTAAAAAGGCAGATATTAAAACTATATGCGATGAAATTGTGCATAGAGGCTTTGATTTTTTTAATGTAGATAAAGCAATCGCCTCAGTAGCTGAATGCAAATTCTTTGTAGATCCTACAGCATTTGGCAGAGTAAAAGGTTCAAGAATGGTAAAACGTGCACCTGACACTCTCAGTGGCTATATTGCAGATTTCTGTGCTGAAAACTGTATTTACTGGGATGATGTAAATACAAATAAAACTACTCAGGAAATGGATCAGTATAGACAGACTCTTATTGGAGGTAAACTCTGGGATTTTGAATGCTTCCTTTCTCAGCAACTTGCAAAAGGTAGTACAACCTCCGCCTCTGCTGCTACAACAACTGGTGCCTCAACTGCGACAAGAGCTCCTAGAACTCCTAGAACTCCTAGCGCTCCAAAAGCTCCAGGTCAGGGCCCAGCTAATCCTTATAAAAGTTCTGGCCCACAGTCTGGTAATGCAAGAGCCCTTAAGGGTCAGCCTGGACAGAAGGTATATGCAAATACTAATATCAGCTTTTGTATTGTAGCAGATAATGCTAAGTCTGCTTCTCCTGCATACGCGTTAGTTAAACCTCTTAGTAAGCAGGGTGATAACGGCAATGGTATCAATAAGGTATTTATTAGCAGTTCTCATGGTTATGCTGACTGTACTTGTTATTTTGATGATATCAATGATGCTAATGCTTTCCTTGCTCAGTGTATGGCAAAGAATTGGGGATCTGACATTTCTAACCTTAGAATTGTTAAGAAGGCTTCTGAGAGAAATGGCTATTTTCTTGTTGAAACTGAATTTGGAGATTGTGCCATCTCTGCTAGACGTATGAATGAGGCAGCAGCTAACATTGAGTACAATAGCTACAAGATTGGCGATGTAGAAGCTTATGCTGAGGCATTCATTAGAGAATAAGGGGGATAATTATGAAAATTAAAAGACTACAAGAAGACATTGAAGCAGCAGATATTAATACTTCTGACTCCGTAGCAGAGATTGCGGATGAGATTGAAGACTCTACAGACGGTGAGGTATCTGCGGAAGCAGCAACAGATGCAGCTGCTGAAATTAAAGAGGTAGGCCAAGCTATTCAGGCTGAAGAAGCTATATTCCTCCCAGATGAGGAAGGTGATACTGGTGCTATTGAAACTAAAAATGTAATTACTGACCTTCTTGACAGAGCTCTTGAATATGCTCTAGAGCAACAGCAACTAGGTCAGCATAGTATGGGTAATGTTCTTATTTCTGGTTTACCTGGCTCTGGTAAGACAGCCATTGTAGAAAACTGGGCAAGGGCTAGAGGTCTTAACTGTGTCGAAATTAATGCAAAAGATAATGACCTAGAAGCTTTCATTAACGGCTTTACGGTTAGAGATGATACAGACCGTAAGAAAGTTACTAAGGCCTTCTCAAATACACTTGATGCTCTTAAGGATGAGAGTAAGAATTCTATTATCTTCCTTGATGAGCTTAATAGACAGACTAAAGACCAGATTCGTGGTTCTCTACTTACCTTGGTAAACAATAAAACTATTCAGGCTGATGTTCCCGGTGGCAAGTACTACTTTAAAAACCTACTCTTTACAGTAGCTTGTATCAACCCAAGTTTAAAGTCTGACCCCGGTGCAGCTAAGCTCTTCCAGGCAGAGAAAACCAGATATCTGTTTAAGAATAAAAATGCTCATTCTGATTCCAGAACGACAGATGACTTCCTTCTCAAGTATTATGACAGGCTTATTAAAAAGCTTAATCCGAAACATCCTAATTTTTTACGTAATCTTGAAACATTTTTAAGAATTCAGCACCTAGGCAGATTTATTGTAAATCATAGAGACTTTAAATATGATGGTGAGGGTGCAGCTTCCAAAGATGAGCTTCAGAGTATGTTACAGGCGTTAGAGATGGAAGATGCAGATATGCTTAACCAGAGAATGCTGTTTGAGCTTCTTAAGGCAAGTAGAGGTACAAAAGATGGTTTCCTTACGCTACTTAATTCTTCTGACTTCCTTGAAGACAATATGGATATGTTAAGGACCATTATTAATGATTATTATGAGCCAACATTTGAAGATCTTTGCTCCACAAAAGGCATTGACCTTAAGGCACTTGGCGCAAATGTAGATATACAGACTGAAGAACCTGAAGCTGAGGAAAATGAAGGTGAATCAGAAGAGGATGAAATTAATTTTGATGACTACGGCGAGGATGATGATGACTTGTTTGCAAATGGTAACTCTGCTGGTACTACCTATGCAGTGTCTCCATCAGTAGTTCAAGATAAAATCAGAAACGCTGCTAAGGCATGGTAACTAATTGGAGGGCATATGAAATCTAGCTTACGCTTAACTGAGGCTAAGCAGCATATGACTAAGCAAGAGAAGCAGCTACATAGAAAACTTATTAAGCTGCTTCTCGACGATGGTAAAGGTCACCACCACAAAAAGTATGCAATGCGCCTCAAAGATTTTAATATTAAAATTGTTTCATTGAAAGCAGACCCTACCTGTACTGCTGCAATTTCTTTTGATCTTGGCGTTATCTATATTAGTGAAGGCTTTTTATTAGATGAGTCTTTATTTTACCAACTTAATGTGCTTATGAGACACGAGCTAGCACACAATCTTCTTATGCACCAGATTCGTATGATGAGAAAATTTGGTGAAGAGTTTGATATCAAGTGGGGTAATAGTATGACCCTGCATGGATTTTTAAATTATATTGAAGATCTTGAGATTTCTGATAGGATTTACTCTGCGGAAGATAAGGAAGTTGTAAGAAATATGTTCCTTAATGGTAGAACTATCGGTGGTCTTATCACGGATGATATTAGACTTGAATGGGTAGATCTTCCGATAGAGCAGATGTACCATAGATTGCAAGCAGAAATTGATGCAATACATAATGAGATTGCTAATGGAATCAAGTCAGCTATCGCTCATCATAGTAATCCAGAGGATGACCTTGCTCCAAGAATTAGAGCTTCTATGGATAAATATGGAGAAATTGATCGTACTTCGGAAATTGATGACTTACTGGCTGACATGGCAGCTAATGACTTTAAGTTTAAAGGACGTAACTTACCTGAAGATTATTATAATATTATTAAATCTATCTATGAAGCTTTTACCACAACACCTATCAATGACAAGCAAGTAGATAGTTTATTGCTTACAATTAAAAAGTCTAATCCAACACATACTACTCCAATAATTCATCCTGTGACAGCCAAAAAAGTTGTAGATTTACACACTCCAGAGCAAAAAGGTTTTGCAGTAGAGGTTATTAAGAAATTTAGATCAGAAGAAGAAGATTGGTATAGAACTGTCTATATTACCTTGAAAAATTTCGGGTATGACAGCAATACAATAAAAGATATCTGGGATAAGACAAGAGGTGTGTAATATGGCAATTGAAATTCCAAAAAATATAGTATCAGACCACGTAGTCTTTGACAGAATAGTAGATGCTGATCGTACTATCAAACTTGCTCGAGAGGCTGCTGCGGAAGCTGTAGCTGCAGGTAAACAAGATGTAGCAGATATGCTTAATGCTAAAGCAGATGCCCTTGAAAAAATATTATTAGCTACTCAACAACCGGATTATGAGGATGAAGAAGATCCACCTTCAGTTAGTGATACCGGCGATGACAATAAAGGCACTCAAACTGAAGAGGAACCTGACGACAGTGATAATGGAACTGTGGATGGTACCACAGTAAATAGTGACGATAATAGTGCTAGTGATACTGAAGACCAAGGCTCTAGTAAAAGTAATTCAGGTGAGAGTGAGAATGAGCAAGAAGAAAAAACTCCTGAAGATATCGCTGATTTAAATAAACATAATGGTAATCATGCAGCAGGCACTAAGTCTATTGGTCCAAAAGGTAGTGGTGGCGCTGGTAGTGGTGAAGCTGATACTGGAGATAAAGGTGAGAGCCGTGAAGCCAGCGGAAAAGGCAAAAGCAGCTCAAGCTCAAAAGAATTAGACCCGTTTAGGATGAGACAAGGCGGCATGGGTAATGGTAAACAGCCTACCCCAGAAGAAATTTTAGCCGCAGTTATTAAAAGACTTAAGGGGCTAGGCGGTAACGCAAAAACAGGCGCAGATAGAGCTCTAAGAAAACTATTCGATGAGCTTGGCGGAACGGGGGATATCGATGATTAAAAGAATTTCTCTTACTGAAGCTAAAAAATTACTTGAAGCTAAAACTCTAGGTGAAATGTCACAAGAAGAATATGATAGTATGATTGATGACATTCTTGATCTAGTAAGTACAGTTAAGCCTGTTGACTATTCTACGGATCTGCCGGCTCGAATTGCAAAAATTAAAGCAGATGCCAGCGATGCTACAAAGAATAAAGAACTCTTTGATGAAGATGAAGTTTATTTAAAGCCAGAAAGAGATGAAAGAAAAGCTCTTCGTGCTAAACAAAGAGAAGCTGAGCGTTATAAGAAACGCATGGCCAATAACAACCAGAATAAGCTTAGAGATGATATTTTTGAAACAATTTCTGAACAAGTTAGAGCTTATGAAGAGGAAGAAGAAACTTGGCTAGTGCTTAATAGACGCTATGAAGATGACCCCGATATGGTAGTACGAGGCAAAAGAACTACAGATGTAACTAGACCTACAGTACCTAAGATTGAAGTATTTTTAGATTATTCAGGCTCTTGGAGTGAAAGCGATTTAATAAGAGGTCGTGCAGTTGTCGAAGACCTTTCTGAATTTGTTGATGATGGTAAGTTAGAACTTAATATTTTCTACTTTACAGATGATATTGCAACAACTCCAGAAGGTGCAAGAAGCAAAGGTGGTGGAACCGGTGCTTGGCCTCATATTGTAAATCAAATTCTTGCGAGTGGCTGTACTAATGTAATGATTCTTACAGACAGCGATATGGATACTTGGGGTGATCATTCCAAGAAAGTTCTTGTGGATGGCTGTGTATGGTATCTATGGAAAAATGGTATTCGTGCATCTAATTTACCTAAAGAACTTAAAGGCCGTTTAGGCACTATTGAATATAATTTAATCTGAGGAAAGGATATACTATGCGAATTTTAAGAGAAGATAATGATAAGCCTACTATGGAAGAACTTCCTGTATCTTTTATTACAGATATGATGAGTAAGGGCTGGGACGAGGTAGGCTATCTAAAAGAAGCCGCTGCTGCTATTCGAGAAACTTACGCAGGCACTGAAAAAGTTGAAGAACTAATGCAAGACCTTATGGACGCGTATCTAGTATTTATTGGTCAGCTTGAGTTTTATCTTAATGATAAGGCTGACATTTCTACAGAAAAGCCAGAAGATGATGATGAAGCAGAAGATACAGAGGATGACAAGTCTGAGTCCGAGTCTAAAGATGATGATAAGGATGAAGAAGATGAAGCTGCAGAAGAACCTGCGCCTGCACCTGCTCTTCCTGAAGCAGAGTTTGATGTAGAGCCTATGAAAGCGCCTGTGTCTCGTACACCTGCTCCAGCACCCATCATTGATGATGACTTTGATTTTTTTGTAGACTTTGATGAGCCTGATATGACTCAAGCACCTGTTACAGATGCTGAGCTTTATGATGATGAGGGCGCACCTAAAACAAGACGCCTAAATGGCTAATTAAAAAATTCAAGCGGAGTAAGCTTAAATGGCTACTCCGCTTTTTATATTTGCTAAATTATATGATGTTCGGGGGCGTGTGGGCTTATCCTTTCACCGCGCGTCCTTGGGCATCTTCATCCACAAGAAAGGGGCAAAATAATGAAAAAATATTTTGTTAATGAAAACTGGGAGTTAGAAGAGTTTGATGATACATCAGATCTCTTTGCCTTAGTAATAGAACAAAGCCTTCCTACTTGCAGTTACATTTATAAATGCGATACATCGCCTGAAACTATACAACCAGATTATGCTAGCTTTGTAAATCAGTTTAAAGAAGCAGAAGTAGACGGTCAAGTAAGAATTCATTTGATTAAAGTGCCTAATACTCCTCAGGTATGCTCACAAATGACTTGTGCTGATAGTGAGCACAAAGGATCTACAGAAGAAGCTATCGAGGCAATTAATAATATGCTTAATAGAGCCGACTGTGAATTTCTAGAAAGCTGGACTAAAGAACCTCTTACAGAAAAGAAACATAAAAGAAAGCGTCGCAAGAGTCGCTTTGGTGATGATGGTACTTACCTTACCTTTACCACTGGTTACCCAGAGTTTGATGATAAATGCTTTAATGATCGTATGGGAACCTCAGACCTTGGAAGTAATAGTGCAGGCGCAGATACAGCCTGTAGCAGTGAGGCTAGCAGCAGCTGTATTGAAAGCTTGCATGAGGACAAGGACGAAGATAGAGAGCCAAAGCCTAAAAGATATATTAAGCGTTATTATATTAGACCTCAAAATATTTTCTGTTCTAAAAAATCTGATATTCTTAAAGCACTTGTACAAGAAGTAGGCGAAGCAAATTGCTCTGTATACTCCTTGAAATCACTTGCAGATCATGATGATGTGCACCTCTTACAACCAAGTGATATTATTTATTATTATGATGATGGTATCTTATATGATAAAAACCATGTTAAAGTCATGGACTATGATCTTAACGTAAAACATGAAGAAGATCGTCCGAGATTTAACCCAGATACTGCATCCGATGAAAAATTTGATAATGCCTATGATGATCGTCTTACCGAAAAACTTACCGAAGCAGTAGAAAAAATTTGTGTAATCTGCGGAGAAGAAATTGAGGGATACGGTAATGATCCGGCTCCTGTGTCTGAAACTGGTGTTTGTTGTGACGCATGCAATGCCAAATTTGTAATTCCAGCAAGGTTAGAGGCAGGTAAGTTTTAATGAAAACTATAAAACTTTATGAAGCGTCGTCACTTAGCGGCTATGATAAAATGCGTCTTTTCAACCAAGGTCAAAGACGAGAAAATTTAAAAGCATGCAGTTCTATTAAGCTAGTTACTTATTATAACATTTGTATAAGTAACGGATTTAAAAATGCTGAGCAACAAATTAAAGCTGAAATGCTCAATAGAGGTGGTTTAGATTTATATATCTGGCCAGATATTGATAAAATTGATTCAACACAATTTACTCCCTATGAAGCTCAATTATTACTTAAACATAAGACAGATTTAGATGTTGCTCCCGTAGTTACGAATTTATATCTTCATCCTTTTCCAAATTTAACATCAGCTGAAACACTACTGGTTTATTTGGTTTGGGCAATTGTACTTGATTTACCTAAATTCGTACAGCAAATTAAACAATACTTTAACAAACAGCTTTACTATGCTAAAATTCCACAAATGCTTAATGATATCATTAATGGTTCTGGCACCGCAGATATAATATCAGATATTACTAAAAAACTATAAGGAGGATGTTATGGATATTAGACAAATGAAATGGCATCCTAGAACTATTGATCTCATCAAAGGTGTCGATCAAGACTTGTCAAAATATGATTTTGATAGCTTAAATTTTGATACCTTTTGTAATTACTATCTTTGCGCGTGTAGTCTTGGCTTTAAAAATGTGCGAGCTAAAATGGAAAAAGAATTTGAGATCATGGGCAAGGAAGTTTTTATTATTCCACATGAATTATTCACTCAGCTAGGCCCAAGCATGTTTGGTGTTCCATTTGCACAGAAAGTTTGGCAAACTACACCAGCTACCGTGGGAAATCTTGTTTTAGATTGCTTTGATTATTTTCCACCTTCTTTTGGATTACTTATTGCCTATGTAGAGGCTTTAACTTTTAGTAAAGATGTTGTTGCGGCGCAGCTTAAAAAAGGACTTAAGAATATTACTACTTTAGAAGCAATGGTCCCTCAATTTTTAGATCTTGTCCAAAATATGCCAGATATTTTAGACCGACTTGTTGAACTTTACAAAATAGTACAGCATACTAGAATAACTGAAGGACTTGATGTAGACGAAGACATAGAGAAGCATGATGAGCTTAATCCTAAGCTTTTTGATGGTACAAAGCTAAAAAAAGATGTTAGAGAAAAAGCTATTGAAGTAGCTGAAGAGTTAATTAATGCAATGGAAGAGGCTGACATTAAGTTTAAGCTAAAAGACATTGTTTTAACTGGTTCAAATGCAAGTTATAACTATACAAAAGATAGTGATGCAGATATTCATCTTGTTGCTGATATGTCAGGAATAGAAGATCCAGATGGTTTATATCCTGCTCTATTTAATGCTTATAAAAGTGCGTTTAATAAGAAGTATGATATTAGTTTCTATGGTGTCCCTGTAGAAGTATATATTGAAAGCGATGATACTCCAGTAGTGAGTAATGGCATATATTCTGTTTTAAATGATACCTGGATTAAGGAACCAGAAAATAAAGCTATTCCAGATATTGATATAGCAGAAATCAATGATATTTTAAAACCTTGGGAAAAACGCTACAAAGAACTCTTAAAAACTTTAGAGGGCCCGGGTAGCATAGATGAAACTCCAATTGATGAATTTGTTGAGGATCTTTATGAACTTAGGGCAAAAGGTTTACAAGGTGACGGAGAATATTCTACAGAAAATTTAGTCTTCAAAGAGATGCGTAATAAAGGCTATCTTGATAAACTAAAAGAGCTTAGAGCCAAAGTGGTAGCAGCTCGTCTATCGTTAACGGATCTTTCTGAAGCTTACTTAGATAATGACCAAAAGTTCTGGGATTATGGTACTAAGGAGCTAACTGATACAGATAAAATAGATACTACCGTTGGAAGTAATTTTGGAGCAAAAGACCTATTAGCTGGTAATACTAATTACCCGGAATTAGTGTATGATATTGTTCCAATGACAGCTGATCAGTATTTTAAGCTCTGTGCTAAAATTCAAGGAGTTAGCGCAGACCAAATAAAGTCTTGGATGGCAGCTGATCAAATTAAACTTAAGCATCTTGAACAAGTATTAGATGTATATAATAAACAATTTCCAATGCCCTATATCTGTTTTGATAGAAGTAGTGAGCTTTATGGCCAGGAAGGCCGACATCGTATGTATCTTCTTGGACTAAAGTACGGCTGGAATACTAAATTCCCAGTACAGGTTATTCAAAATAAATATGACAGACAGCCTATCCCAGTATTACTTGGAGAGTCACTAACTACTCAAGAAGACAAAGATTTTATTGAGCTATTAAATTTTGCGGGTATTTAAATAAAAGAGCGCTATTTTGGCGCTCTTTTCCTTTTATAATGTATAAATAGCATTATAATGTGCTAAATTATACGATGAATTAAAATTTTAATTGAAAGGATATGCCTATGCCTGCCTTAAAGACGCTTTATCACCTAAGCCAATCTGAATTAGAGCTTTTAGTACCAAGAGTACCGGTAAGTGATTATGAAGACCAGACAGTTCCACGTATTTGTTTTAGTACAACTATTCAAGGTTGTCTTATTGGCATAAACGAAAATAAAGATATTACGGGACAGCGTTTTAAAGTATATAGTATTGAAACAGATAATTATTATATCCCAACCAGCAGTGAAGTTCAAGACCAACATATTACAGATGAGGTTTGGGTACAATTTGCAGTTGAACCAGATTATCTGTATGATATTGAAATTACTGGAAAATCCGGAGAAAAGCTGTACGAATTAGGTAGAGATATGGTTATGGTGCCTCAATGGGAGTATAAAATCTTAAATGAAGCTCTCCATGAAGACTCCAGAACACTTTTAGTATCAAAATCTAGATCTGTTGGACCATATAAAAATCAAATGCGCGGAAAAAATCGCTTTGAGCGTAAAAAACACTCTCAAATCGCAAAAACAGTAAAGCAGTATAATAAAATTGACATGAATAAACTTTTTAAAGAGGATATTTTGGAGGTTTCTATCCCAGTTACTGGTGAAACTGACAATTATACTGTTAGTATTCGTATGGATGGTGTAGTAAAAGAGATAGCACGCAACATTAAGAACAATAAAAATACTCTGGAATTCAAAACTATCGTGCAGTCATTGACCAAAGTCTTTAATACTGCTAATATTTTTGTAAAATGCTCCTGTCCAGACTATAAATATCGTTTTGCTCATTGGAATATCATAAATAGGGTGTCAGTAGATGACACATCTAAAGACCCAGGACCTGGAAAAGGTATTAGAAACCCGAATGATCAGCTTGGTAGAGGTTGTAAGCATGTACTTCTATGTTTAGCAAATGGTGACTGGGTAATTAAAGTAGCTAGTGTTATAAATAACTATGTACACTATGCGGAAGAGAAGCTTAGACCTGCGTTTTTGAAGCTTATTTTTCCTAAGCTCTATGGAGTGACATTTGACGAAGCTGAAGAAAACAATCTCTTACCAGAAGATACAGAGCTTGCTACGTCTGAATCTATTATTGATGCTATCAATGATTACGGTCGTAATAGAGGTAAATATAAGCCTGGTACCAATAAAAACCCCGTTACGGGCACTGGAGGTAAACAGAAGGCTACGAAGCCTGAGACTAAGGAACAAGCCCCAGAAGCTAAAAAAACTGAGCCACAGCAAGCTTCTGATAATTCTGATAAAAAGCCTGAGGCTGAAGATAAAGCAACTGATGAAAAGGCTAAGAAGCAGACCGACAATTCCGACGAAGAAGATGCAAAAAAGTAAATTAATACAAAATATCGTATAATAAAATATAGGCATCAGAAGGAGGTGCTCTCAAGTAGATGATTTCTAATGAAAATCCAATAGATCTTGATGTCTTAAATAGCTTGAATGAAGAAGAGCGCCAACTAGCACTTGAAATATTAAAACAAATATCACAAGAAGGTCAATCTGAGCTATTAGAGCAGCTCCAGTTTGGTGACTTTGAGGAAGTCCCTGTTGATATAGATACCTTTCTTGATGATGATAGATATTTAGGTAAAGGCCTATGGGAAGTAGATCAAATGTCCGGTTCTAGACGTTGCACTATCTTCCCATACTGGCGTGAAACTTTAAAAAAACTTTTCCCAGATAACCTTACTACCGCTTATAATACCTTAATTTTAACGGGTGCTATTGGTATTGGTAAATCTTTTGCAGCAGTTATTGCACAGCTTTACCTTTTATATAGAATGCTTTGTTTAAAAGACCCTTATGCGTACTTTGGGATGCAGCCTATTGATAAAATTACGTTCTCAATGCTTAATATCACATTGGATGCAGCACAAGGCGTTGCTTGGGACAAGGCACAACAGCTTATTCAGAGCTCTTCCTGGTTTATGGATCATGGCGCCGTAAATGCGAGTAGGTCTAATCCTGTTTGGCAGCCTGGAAAACACATAGAGCTTATTTTTGGTTCACAAAATAGACACGTCGTTGGTCGTGCTTTGTTCTGCAATCTAACAGATGAAGTTAACTTCGGTATTGGAAACGATGTAGAAAAGAAAAAAGCTAAACAAAAGAAACTTATCGCACAGATCGATGCACGTATGCGTTCTCGTTTTTTACGCGGTACCTATCTACCAACACTTAATATTATTATTTCGTCCAAAGATACCGAGCAAGCGTTCCTCGATTCGTACATAAATATTAAACGACAAAACGAAAGTAAAACTACTTTAATTATTGATGAGGCTCAATGGGTAGTTGACCCTAGAAAAGGATCACCTGAAGACGTTGGCGCTTTTTATGTAGCTGTAGGTAATAAGTTCTTAGCACATGAACTACTCCCTGCAAACTTACCTGAAGATCAGGTAGATAAATACAGAGAAAAAGGTTATTCTCTAATTAAAATTCCACCTGGATATAGAGAAGATTTTGAGACTAACCTTGACCAAGCACTTATGGACATTGCAGGTATTTCCACCTCCAGCAACACTAAATATATTTCTGGTGTCCGACTTAACCAAGCCAAAGTGGATACTTATAGAAATCCATTCATGAAAGATATTATTGAAGTTGGTAATAGCCCAGATGATAAATTGCAATATGCTAACTTCTTCGATTTAAGTGTGGTAAATCCAATGGATTTAACAAGACCACTATTTATCCATCTTGATATGTCTATTTCTGGAGACAAAACTGGTATTTCTGGTGTTTGGATTACAGGCAAACGTCCTACACAAGTTGGTGAAAATGCAGACGCTTCAAGAGAGTTGCAGTATAAACTTGCCTTCTCTGTATCAGTTAAAGCGCCGAAGGGCTACCAAGTAAGTTTTGAAAAGAATAGAAACTTTATTAGATGGCTGCGTGATAGAGGCTTTGCAATAAAAGGAGTATCAAGCGATACATTCCAATCTGCCCAGATTCAGCAAGATCTTAAGAGTGATGGTTTTAGAACAGAGCTAATTTCTGTAGACCGTGTTGATCAGACAAGCAGAACATGTTTACCTTATCACTATCTAAAAACAGCTATTTATGAAAGAAGAGTAGAGATTTATAAAAAATGTGATCTGCTCACAGACGAGCTTGTTGGTCTTGAAAGACTGTCTAATGGTAAGATTGATCATACTGCTGATGGTATTAACTCAAAAGACCAAGCCGACGCTTTTTGTGGAGCGCTTTACTTAGCAAGTAAATTTGCAGAAGAGTTTGCTTATAGCTACGGTGAAAACCTTGAAGCAGGGCTTGACGTAAGCTTATTACAATCCGAAACTGCACTTAAGTCACAAATGATCGCTGCTTTCGAAAATGAGCTTTCAAGATTATATTTTGAAACTCAACAAGAAATTTGGGCAGCAGATAATTTACGTTCACAGCAAGAACGTGAGGAATATGAATATTATCGTGATATCTCTGACGGTATCATAGTTTTATAAAGGAGATTATATAATGGCAAATGAAGAGACCAAGGAAGTCGATATTTTAAAGACTCCTACAAACAGTCCCCTGATAGGTCATCAGGCAAAACCAACAGTGTTGGATTCCACGACTAAACTAGATATTGATACCGCTAAATCTTTAGTCGACAATATTATTGAAGCTGGCCTAAGTCATACACTAGATGTATCAGCTATTGAAAGCTTTACTTCCATATCTAATGCTAGAGACCAAATATATCAGCTTATAGATACAATGTGTCAAGATTCAGCTGTAAGTTCTATTGTAAGAACTTATGCAGAAGATGTATGTGAGGCTGCAGATAATGGTCACATCGTATGGTGTGAATCAAATAATCCAGATATTGCAAGATTTGTAAACTACCTTCTTAACATTATGAATGTAGATAAAAAAATCTTTGGCTGGGTATACAGCCTAATTAAATACGGAGATGTATATCTACGTCTATATAGAGATTCAGATTATAAAGATCCAATCTTTAAAGCTAAAACTAAAACTAAACTTAATGAAAGTAAAGAATTAGATGAGGCAGTAAGACTTAATGTTAGACCTGCAGGCGACCGTTATAGCTATTATGTTGAGATGGTTGCAGATCCAGGTACAATGTTTGAGCTTACAAAATTTGGTCAGACCCAAGGCTACATTGAAGTCCCTAATCAAGAAAATGCTATTGACTCGGCTGCTTATCTAGGTGCCACTACTGGTTTAATGGGTGGTAGTGGAAATGGTCAAGGCCTTAATGCCTTTAATTTTAAATATGGAACTAGTGACGTAAATATTTGGCAAGCTGATGATTTTGTACATGCCTGCTTAGAAGACGGTATTTCTAGGTTCCCAGAAACTGTTGACTTGTTCTACGAAGAACAGAATAAAGAACTTGATAATAAAGGCGGAGAAACTTTTACATACTCTGTAAAGCGTGGTAAATCATTACTTTATGATGCTTATAAAATCTGGAGAGAAAAGGCTTTACTCGAATCTGCTGTACTTTTAAGCCGTATTACAAAATCTGGTATAGTACGTAAAGTTGGCGTAGAAGTCGGTGACATGGGTAAAGAACAAGTTGCGGCTACTCTTCGTAAGGTAAAAGAAATGTTTGAGCAAAAGGCCGCCTACAATACAGATAGGTCTTTTGCCGAGTATAATAATCCAGGTTCTGTTGAAAACTTTATATACTATGCTACTAGAGATGGTAAGGGAGCTATCACTGTAGAATCTGTTGGTGGTGACTTTGACCCTAAGCAGCTTACAGACCTTGATTGGTGGAATAATAAATTCTATTCTTCATTTGGAATTCCTAAGCAGTACTTTGGTTGGACAGATGATGGGGCAGGATTTAATGGTGGAACTGCTTTAACAGTATTATCCAGTGTTTATGCAAAAGGTGTAAAGAGAATTCAAAACATTACTCTTCAAATGTTAACTGATGCAATAAATCTTTTCCTGCTAGATAGAGGTTGCAAAGCATATCTTAACAATTTTGTACTAAAAATGAGAGCACCAGTTACTCAGGAAGAAGTTAGCTATAGAGAAAACTTTACCAATAGAGTGTCTGCTATTAGCAATGTTAACGGCTTGTTCACAGATATTGAAAATAAGGCTAGACGTCTTACAATTCTTAAATCTTTGCTTGCAACTCTAGAGCTTGGCGGTGACATTTCGGAAGTTATTCAAAAAGAAATTGAAGCCGCAGAAGAAGAAGCTGCTAAGGCAGCTGAGGAAGCTGAAGCCGGCGGAGATGAGGATATGGCAGCCGAACTAGCAGCTGCTGAAGGAGACGAAGCTGCTGATGATTTAGCAGCTATGCCAGATGATGCTATCGCAGCTGAAGGATTCACATCTAACGGTGGTGGAACTCTGCTAGCAGAGGATATATTATTTGAAGAGGATAATGATCTACCCACTCCGGAAGAAGCAGACTCGGATAGAGATTTCACTGAGAATCACTAATTAAAGCTAAAAAGTAAAGGAAAAATATATGATTTATAAGAATGATTGTCTCTCTATTCTCGTTAAGCTTGAGGATAGCGGAGTTCTTGAAGCAAGACATTATATCAGAAAACTTATGGTTACACGTGAGCCATCAATTGAGGTATTAAAATTTATTGCTCAGCAGCGCGGCTTCGAAGTAGGTCGTTTTTATGAGATGCTACGTAAAAGTCACAACCAACGTAAATCCCCACTATATATTAATATATTAAAAGAGATTGACGACCCTAATGAAATTGTTACTACTCTTTCTTGTCTACTAACACAGGTATTACTGTATGGTAAAAAGCTAAGTAATCCAACTACCTTCTACAGAGAGGTAAGAGCAGAAGAAATATCTAGAGTACTTAACACTTTCTTTGCTACTGGTAATCTCGATACATGCCTAGCAATGTTAAAAGTTATTAAAGCAGATCTACTAGTAATGGAACACATTATGGGACGTAGAGATTTACAAATTTAAAGTCTATGCAAATGCACTAGAGAGCTTCAAACTCTCTAGTGCATTTCTTTTATATATACTAAAATAAATTAGCTAAATTAATTGATTCGGCTAGGAGTACAAAGCCGAGAACTTAGATTAATAAGGAGACTTAATAATGAGACTAATTTACGAAAAAGACGGTAAGTTCTTTAAGAGCGAGTCTGGTATTCCTGAGAAGGACGGCGTAGAAGTGGGCCTTACCCGTGAGCAAGTTGAGGGCTATGCACTTGTCTATGAAGCAGATGGTGAGATCAGAGCTTCTGAGACTGGTATTCCTGCAGAGGATGACATTGTTCTTTATCCTGTAGCTACTGAAGAAACCACTGAGGTCACTGAGACTACTGAGACCCCCGTAGCTCCTACTGAAAATACTGAGGAACCTGCTGAAGAGCTAGCCGCTGAAGAGGAAGTAACTGTTGAGGACGATGCTGAATAATTTGCTTTTTGAGTAAAAATTATTCGCTAAATTATTTGATAAACAAAATATCACGTAAGACTAATGGGAGACATACAGATGGATTCTAAAAATACAAAAGTTTTAGAAGCTCTACAGATGCAGCCCCTGTCTGAAGAAGAAAAAGCGCGTCGACATATTCTCGGCCGACTCTGGGGACCTATTGCGACTTCAAAAGAAAAAACTCGTAACGGTAGAGGCTATAATGCTCAGCTTTGGGACAAAGCTCTTAAGGATGAGATTTTCCGTGAGAAAGTAGCTAATAAGAGTTTATTCCTTGAGCTCGGACATCCAGTAGACCGTGAAGAAACCGATATGAGTGTAGTATGTGCATGTATTCCTGAGTTACCTAAGGTAATCGACGGAGATCTTTATGCCTACGTTGACATACTTGATACCAAGCAAGGTCAACTGCTCAAAACCCTCTGCGATTATGGCTTTGTGCCTGGTATTAGTTCTAGAGGTTCCGGTGATATCATGGCTAATGATGAGGTAGACCCTGAAACCTTTTTCCTTGAGACTTGGGATATTGTACAGCTTCCTGCTGTTAAGAAAGCTAGATTGACTATGTGTGAATCATTAAAAAATCATAAAACCCTTTCTAAGGCACTTCGTGAGTCTCTTGATTCCATGACTGAGGCAGATAGAGCTGAAGCAGAGGCAACTCTTGAAAGACTTGATGTTACTATGGAGGAAGATGATCCATACCCAGATATTCCTTGGGCTCCTGGTGAAGCACCGCTTGTAGAAACTACTGAAGAAATCACACCTGTGCTAGACACTCATGACAATGAAGGTGCTGATGTTAAAGAACCTATACAGGAAGATGCAGAAGAATCTTCTGAAGAGGTAGATGTTGCAAAAGTTGAAGCGGAAGAAGCAGCAAATGAGCTCGAAGGTGAAGATGCTGAAGAGGCAGACACCCCTGAAACTGATGATGAAAACAAAGAGCTTGATGCCGTAGCTCTTGGTGACTTACTCGACGTTATGGGAGAGTATGATAAAGAACTTGAACTTTCATTCGATCCTATTGAATTAGACGGCAATACAGTTAAGATTACTGAATTAGTATTCGATGATGAAGCTGAAGAAGGTAAGCTTAAAGTTAGTTTTAATTATAACTTGGAAACAAGTGATAATACAGAAGATGTAGAAGACGAAGAATCTGACGCAGACGAAGAAGAGCCAGCAACCGAAGATGAACAGCCTAAAGAAGAAGACGATTCTGAGGAAGCCACCGATGATGGAGATGAGGAAGTTGTCGAAAGCTTGAAGGAAATTGTTCGACAGAAGGATGCACTTGAAGAAGAAGTCTTAGCTCTCAAGCAGGAAAAGACAGTTAGCGATGCTGAGGTTAAGAAACTGGAAGAAGAGCTTTCCAAATACAAGACTGGCTTCATAAGAGTGAGCGAACTTGCTTCTAAGTCTAATAAGTTGCAAAAGAAAGTTAAATCTCTTAATGAGCAGCTTAGTGCAAAAGATGCTACTATTCAAGATCTTCAGGCGAAAGCCAAATCTAGATTAGTCGAAAGTACAGAAGCTTCTAATCGTAAGCTAACTGAACTTCAAGAAAAACTAATTACATCGCAAAATGAGGCGGAAGCTACTGAGCAAGCGCTTAGAGAGCAGGTAGATACAGCACGTGAAAATGCACGTAAAGCTACAACTGCGGCTAAGGCATATAAGCAAAAGTATGTTGCCGTAGTAGAACACTACATTGCCTCAAAAGCAACAATGCTCGGAGTTAGCACGCATGATATAACCAGTAAACTCAATGAGGGTTATACCCTTGAGGATGTTGATCGTGTCTGCGAAAAACTCCTCGACGCCGGAAGACCGGCATTCAATCTTGGCATGGGAGCACAGAGAACACCCCAAGTTAAGCTAAAAGAGTCTGTAAAGAAAACTCAGTACTCCGGTGGCTATGACATTGATGATGATCTTCTTGAGCTTGCCGGCCTAAAATAATTCATTAATTAAATTTTATAGGAGAAATTACAATGAGACAGAATTTACTTGAAACTTATTCTCGTCAGCTCAAAGTTGCTGAAGCTTATGTAGCTAAGAACTTTGATGGTAAGACTGTTTCCGCTAATACTCAGCTTACCACTGCTGTTCTTTTGGACAACACTAACCGTTTCCTTACCGAGTCTATGAGCCTTGACAACTCTATCGTTGCTACTCAGAGATCCGACCTTGGCGCTTGGAAGAAGTTCTGCTTGAACCTCACCAATATCGCTGTTCCTTCCCTTATCGCTAACGACCTCGTTATCGTTCATCCTATGACCAGCTACTCTGGTTCCGTTGCATACCTTGAGTATGTTGCTAAGGACACCAAGGGCGGCGTAAATGAGGGTGACGTTCTTAACAGCGTATTCGGTTTCGGTGCTAACGACGAAGCTCGTATCAACTACACCAGCCAGATCGTTGTTGAAAATGGTACTACTGCTACTATGGACGTTGTTGAGGGTGGCCTCACATACATCGCTGAAGATGGTGTTGATGTTAAGACTGCTACATACAAGTCTGTTATGGAAGATGGTTCCTTCGTATACGGTGACACCGTTGCTGAGGATGCTGTAAAAATTGCTTACGTTGCTAAGCGGTGGCAGATGAGCACTATCCCTGCTGATAGAATTCCTACTATCGGTCCTCGTATGAAGAGAATTCCTCTTGTTGCTGAGCCTCGCAGAATCGCTGTTCGTTACGACCAGATCACTGCTTTCCAGGCTAAGACTGACTATGGCTTCTCTCTTGACAAGCAGATCGCTGAGCAGGCTTGTGGTGAGCTCGCATTTGAAATTGACACTGAGATCGTTGACATGCTTTACAAGGCTGCATTCGATCATGAAGAGTGCCTTGAGTGGTCTAAGACCCTCCCTGTAGGTGTATCTAAGTTCGAGCACTACAACGGCTTCCTTGAGGTTGTTGAAGAGGCTAAGATGATCATCTACAACAGAACTCGTAAGTTCCACCCCAACTATATGGTAATCGCAGCTGATGTTCTTCCTGTTCTTAAGTTCGTTAACGGCTTCAATGCAGTTAAGAATGCTAAGATGAATGGTCCTTACAAGGTTGGCGAGATCGATGGCATGGACGTTTACGTATCTCCTCTCATTAAGTCCGGCGAATTCTTCCTCGGTCTTAACGGTTCTGATATGATGTCTTCTGCTGGTGTATACGCTCCTTACATGGCTATTGTTCCTACCGCTCTTCTCAGCACTCCTGATGGCGGCATGGCACAGGGCTTCAGCACCTGGTATGCTAAGGCTCTTCTCAACAAGAACCTCCTTGTTGCTGGTAGAATTACTAAGTAAGATAAACCGACCAATATATAATAAGAAAGAAGAGACCTTCGGGTCTCTTCTTTCTTATTCATGCAGTTTTATTTGCTAAATTAATTGATAAGTTTGCCGGCAAGGAGGTAATCAGTAAATAATATGCAACTAGTAGATGTTATTGAAGAGATTAAACTCGAGTTAACTGGCGGCGTGCTTGAGCTTGAATTAGAGGATGCTCAGCTTGAAATGGTAGTTAAGAAAGCTATGCGTGAAATGCAAAGATATTGGGACGAATCTTCTTTTGTTACAATCCCTTATGAATCCTGCATAGATCTTAAATACTATCAGCTGGATTCAAGTGCTATTGTTAAAGTTTATAGATTCACAGGTATGGGCGAAGGCGGTAATGAAATCAATGCAATGTCTGACCCTTTATATACCCAGCAGTTTATGATTTTTAGCAACGCAGGCACTATGTTTAATTTACAAGACTATGTAATGAATTATGCTGCTTGGACTACTCTTGGACAAGTTAGAAATACTATTTCTACTGACCTAACCTTTAGAGAAGACAAGCATAATAACAAATTATATATCAGCTGTGCCTCAGCTCCTAGCCACATCACTATTGAATTTATTCCTAAACTAAGTTCTGTCGAGGAGATTCAAAGTGATTATTGGCAAGATATTCTAATCAGACTTAGCACTGCACTAACTAAAGTTACACTCGGTCGTATTAGAACGCGTTTCAGCCAGTCTAATGCTCTTTGGACGCAAGACGGTGAGAAACTATTGGAGGAAGGTAATACCGACCTCAAGGAGCTAAGAGAGCTTCTAAGAGCTAATAATAATCTAATCTTTCCAATGGATTGATTAGACTATATATATGTAATTTATTAAGGAGAGTAAATAGATAATATGGAAAGAGAAACTGTAACAAAGTTTGACCTTGAAGCTGCTTTCAAGGCTCTAGACGAAATTGCACTTCCTGATGTTTCTGGTTGTGGTCGCTTTACTCCTAACAGAATTAATCTTCATGAAAGACTTAGTGCAAAACATGCACATGAAGTTCTTGTAGAAGATTATTTTGATGTTAGTATTGAAGAGGATCTTGGTGAAGCACAAGAGCAACGTGAGGCTGAGGTAGCAAAAGCTAAACTTGCAAGAATCGAAAAAATTGTAGATCTTGATGCGGAGACTGAAGATGACATCCTACCTTCTTATGTAGGTAAGGTAATTATGCAGTGTCCTCAATGTATGACTCTATTCTATAAGAATGAGGAAGATATTGAAAAATCTGAGGAAACGCCAGATGTAGTAAATATTAATGAAATTTGCCAACATTGTGGTAATTCCAGCGGATATACGCTAATTGGTAAAGTTGGCGGCGTTGATGAAGCTGAGATGAGTAACTTCGAGGGTGGAGATGAACTTGCTGCAGAAGAAGGCAGTGAGGATGAACTTAACCTTGACTTCCCAGAAGAAGGTACAGAGGAAGTTGATGCCGAAGGCACCGGTGAAGCTGGCGCTGCAATGGAAGATGATGAACTTGACCTTGATCTAGATCTTGAAGGTGAAGAGGAACCTGAAGAGGAACCAGAAGAAGCAAATGAATCTCTACACAATTCAGAGCTCCTAGATAAAATTGAAGATAAGAATGAACTTAAGACCGATATTGAGTCTGAACACCTAACTCTTAACGAGGAAGTTCAAGATATGCCAGAGGAGCATGTAGAAGAATCTATGCATAACTCAGAAACTCTCAAAGATGCTGAGAAGAAGAGTGATCTAAAAACAGAAGTTGAGTCTGATCATTTAACTCTTCATGAAGCAGCAGAGGATCTTAGAATTTTCATTGATCAGTCTGGGTCTCTGAGTGGGCGCAAAGATGAAATACTAGCTCAGGTTGCATCAGAATATCCTAATTCTGAATCTCATGTAGAATTTTTTGAAGATGCTACCTTTGCAGGGCCTTTAGCTGCGGCAGAAGCAGGTCAGAATGTAGTAGTATATACAAATGAGGACTGTGAAGCAAATTGTCCTCAGCTTTGCAAACTTGCTACTGTTAAAAATGTCAATGCAGCATTGGCGGATGAAGCAACTACAACTGATAATGTAGCTGCTCCGGCGGCAGAAGAGGAAACTTTTGCAGAAGATTTAGTTGAGGATCTACCTTCTGAAGAGGCTTTAACTGAAGACGCAGAACTAGACGAGCTACTTGATGAGCTCTGGGATGGACCACAGCCTACAGAAGCAGAAGTAGAAGCTGACCTCGCTGCAATGGCACAAGTAGATAAAGCTTTTGATGAGTTTGATGATAGCTTTGATAATCAGGTCTCTGATTACCTTGAAGAGGTTTATTCTAATGTAGAAAAATATGAATCTACAAGCTGTTCTGCTGATGCAGATAATAAACTTATTGTTGAAGGTAAGATTACTTTCAAATCTGGTAAGACTAAGACAACTAAGTTTATGTTTGAGAACACAAAGCGTATTGGTAATAAGCTTGTATACCGCGGCATAAATGAAAGTCTTGCAGGCTCTACTAAAGCTTTTAGGCTGATTTGTAAAGCTGAAGGCACTAAGCTTGTTACTGAGAGCTTTAAATACAGCTACAAGATTAATGAATCTCTTGTTAGAGGCTCTAAGTCTAAATAATAATTTAAAGAAAGGAGTATAATATGGAACATAATGCAAATTATGGCTTATTAATTAATAAAGACATAAAGTTACATCGTTTGTACTTTAAACAAATGGTTAAATTACTTGGCATTAACTGTCAGTATTATGCTCCTTTAGCTAATAAACATTTCGATGGTTTAGGAGATCTTAAAACTGATTATGCACCAGCTAAAACGGTAGGCTGCATCTTCCAAGATCATCCTGACCAGAAAACATTAAAAAAGATGGGCTGGGTAGCTGAGCTTCAGGAGGGTTCATCAATTATTCACGTACCCTATGACTTGAATGGCCTTCAAACTGGTGCCTTATTCTCCATCCCGAGTGGTTTGGATACTGCAGAGCCTAGGCTATTTCGTGTGATTAGTATGCAAAATATTATGGTATATCCTGCATCTATTGCCTGTGAGATCGCTGTTGAATATGCAACTTCTGATGAAGCAACCTTAACCCAAGATTTTTCTAAAAATAACTTTACGGTCCTTGTCGACCACGAGGAGGACGATTAATGAAATATATTTTAGATGAGCGTCTTCTGTTAGAAGAAGATTCAGGAGATGATGTGGGTGATCTCTCTAGCGAGAGCACTCCTGAAACTGAAGGGGCAGCTACAAGTTCTGTTGCTGATGCGACAGATACTACTGCTGCTATAAATTTTGAGATGGAATTTGCCAATGCAAAAACTCCTGAAGCTTTAACTAAGGTATGGGATAAGTTTTATAAAACAGTGTTTAAAGAGCATGAAAAAGTCATTCGCGATAAATTTCATGTAGCTTTAGCAGTATATCTGCCAAAATATGGCTGGACAACTGCAGAGAATGCAATTTTAAATTGGCTTGTAAAAGGACTTGCAAACAATCCAGAATTATTTACAATAGCCAATAGTGGTTATGATTCCAATTTCCTTATGCTGCTAGATAAAGCTTTGGCTAATAGCTGGTTGGGCACAGGCGAGCTAGCTCAGATTGGAAATGGTGTCTCTGAAAAATTTGGGTCATATGATATCTTATTCCATCCAGACTTTATTGACTTATCTAGTGGTAACCAAGCTGAGTGGCTAAAGTTCCGTTCTACAGTAAAAAAAGAACAAAACTGTAAGTTAATTTTTGCGTATTCTAGTTTATTACAAGCAAGAGCAGAAGATCTCCTTAAAGAAAAGGAAGCAGTTGATGGTCAGGATATAAATAAAATATCTCCTGAAAGAATAAACTTGTTGTTATCAAAAGTAAAAGCCAAAGGTCCTTTAGTAGATATTGCTAAGGCAAAAACTAGATTTTCCAGCTTTACCGGAAAAGATCTTTCAGCTAAGCCGGAAGCAGATGATAAGCTAATTAAAGCTATAGTAGATGCACTTAAAGATATTAAGTCAGTTAGACAAACTTTTACTGTTGCTTATGATGTATTGCCAATCTTAAATGATAAATGCTTAGGTTCATTACAAGACGCTGAGAAAAAAGCATTAATGACTTATCGTGATACACTTGAAGGTGTAACAAGTAAGCAGTTTAATACCGCAAAGGAACTACTAAAACTAGGCAAAATAACTTATTCAGCAAAACAGGTAGATGAGCTACTTTGTGCTATTGCAGCAAAAGACCCATCAGCTAAAATGCCTGCTACTACAGGAAAATCTTAATGTTTTTTATAATAAAAAGCTCTTGCCCAAACAAAGACTTACTAATACATAGGGCAAAGAAAAAAGCCCGCTTACAGCTTATTTTGCATTCATTTGGCCCAAGTGAGCTGTTATTATCAAGATATTTGCAAGAAAATTATGGGATTTCTTTGCGTCAAGCATGTCTAGATATATTGCAAAATACCAGCTATAATCTTAATATGAAGCAAGAAATTATAGTAAAGATCCCAGATCCTACTCTAAATACTATTGCTAAAATTATAACCTATGGTACCGGACGTATTGCCGGTAGCCGAATATTAAAAGATATGTTAAATTTAGAATAAGGAGGTAAAATATGGCTATTCATTATTACGATGATTTAATTGTAACAAAGCTAAGACGTTGGCTGCCTGAAGCATCTCCTTTACATATATTACATCCAGATGAGACTAAAAAGTTTTTTGAGCTAACTGCAGAGGACAACAAAGAAGCTGCATTTCAAATGCCACTTATCGCAGTATCTAGAAAAGACGAACTAGAATTGTTAATGACGGTTAAAAATCCAAAATCCTATGAAGGCATTAGACTAGTGCCTGAAAATCAGAAAAGCGATTTTTCACAGCTAAAAGGTAAAGCATTTCAAGAAGCTATGGCTAACATACCGGAGGGTACATACCACCTGAATGTGATTCCCATACGGCCAGAATACCAGTTGGATATTTATGCAAAAACTGCAGAAGAGTGTGAAGAGTATGTAAGAGAATTTTTATTTAAGTTAATAAATAATCCATTGTTACAGATAGAAATTCCTTATAGAGAATTTAAGATAGAACATACAGCCTATATAAGAATCTTAAGTAATATAGCCAACACTAGCTCGATAAGCGAACGAGTATTCAGTGGTCAATTTACAAGATGGACAATCCAGTTTGAACTTCATGATGCATTCTTATTTAGCATTCCTTATAGAAAGAACTGGAGACTAGACGGTCAAGATCTTGAGCTCTCTAAAACGTCAATACCGATGGAGAGAGAGAGCATATAGATTATGGATTCTATTAAAAAAATATGCTAAATTAATTGAGATTTCAAAGGATTAAAATTTAAACTTGAAATATTAAAACTATTAAAAGGAGAGACAAATCCAAATGCCTAAGATTAATATTAATGAGTATGATCTAACTAAAGCTGGCACTGGTGAATACGAGAACTTTTCTGTTGTCGTGCCTGGTTTTGTCGGTGACACTTATGACGAGAGTGTCTTTGACGAGAACGGTATTTACGAGTGTAGCAGTCAGACCGACTTTGTAAATTATGTAGGTAAGAGAGCTGCTGAGGTAATTACAAGCAAAGTACAAAGAGATGCAGTTGCTCCAACTATTTCCTATATAATTAAGTATAACCCAAACCTTGTTGATGATTCTGCTCCAATCGTTGACGGTAATGGCACACAGTTTAAATCAAGAGAAGCTTTTTTAGCTGCGTATAATGCCTTACTCAAAGGTGAATATGCATGGGCTCCCGCTGCAATCGCAGATGAGTCTACTGAGGAGCCTGAAGATGAACCAGAAGATGAAAATCAGGCATCTACTACTTCTTATGGTATTTACCATTCTATTGCTAATACTACCGGTAGAATTGGTAAGCTTAAGGACACTAACTACATTTATCAGCAGGTAGTTATTAATCTTGATGGCCAGTCTGTTTTAGCACAATACCCTACTGTTGATGGGACTATCCTAGATATTCAGCCTGTAGTTGCAGCAGAATATGATACTTATTATGTCATTGAGACTAATAAGGAAGGTACTAACGGCCTTTGGCTAGAGGATAAAGTTACTCATTATGGTAACCAAATGGCTTACGAGCTACTTGGACTCGGCTATACAGTCTTATTTAAGAGAATGTCAGAAAATAATGCTGACGCTTTCATTAAGTATGTATATGAAGCTTATGATGCTAACAATGCTGAAAACTGCGTCATAAAATATGATATATTTGATAATTGGGATGAGTCTAAAGAAGTTAATTATCTCAAGCCAGAGCATTCTGCAGCTATTAGTGAACTTGCTGACCCTAACTTCTGGGAGTGCTTAAGAGATAAGTCTACTTATGATTTCCGTTATCTTGTTACCGGTCTTCTTACCAACAATGATGGTGCAAACTCTTGTATTCTAAGTATCGCTGATCATAGTGCAGAAGTTCTACTTGATGACGCAAGCATCAAGGATGGACGTGGTGACTGTATCGCTCTTATTGACCTTGACTGTGCAGCATATGAGGATAAAACTCAGTCTCAGGCTATCACACCTCTTGCAAAAGAAGCAGCTAAATGGGCTAGTACCTATGCAGCAGTATTTGCTCCTTATGTAACTTATATCATGCCTGAGGACACTATTTATAATAACAGTACATTCCCAGCATCTTTCCACTATCTCGCTTGTGCAGCAAATTCTGATAACAATAATTATGCTGAGTGGTATGCAAATGCAGGTTATACTCGTGGCGTTTCTAAGTACACTATTCAGACTACTGGCTGTAAGCTTGGTGAAATTGCTGTTCAGTCTCTTGAGCCTAGATTCATGCTTAAGGTTGATAAGGAATTGAAAGTTGATGAGGAAGGTAACGAAGTTACTCCTAAGGAATATATTGATGTTAATACCACTGTTGCTATTAACTTAATCATCAAGATTAAGAGTGCATATTATCTCTGGGGCAACAGAACCGGTAAGAAGCTTGGCACTAGAGGTGCTTCTGATGGCGACCTTGTTGCACAGCACTTCCTAAATATTCGTCAGCTCTGCACTACTATTAAGAAACAGGTTTATACTACCTGCCGTCGTTTAACTTTCGATCCTAACAGCGACAAGCTCTGGACTGATTTCCGTAGCCTACTTACTCCTACCCTAGAAGCTATGAAAGCAGATCAGGGAATTAAAGACTATAAGTTTGTAAAAGATCCAACGGATCGCAAAGCTCTTCTTAAAGCTAGAATTCGTATCGTTCCTATTGAGGCAGTTGAAGACTTTGATATTGGTCTATACCTCGAAGATAGCCTTGAGGGCGCGGTTGTTACTGAGTCCTAATCTTAGAAAGGAGAAACTAACTTATGCCAAATTATATTAATGTTGATAAAGCTCTAGGCTCTTACCATATTGCCACAGAGCTCCAGAATTATGAAGCAGCTAGAACAGCGTTCTTCGTTCTAGACGTTCCTACTGCTCAGTTATCTAACCTACGTAAACCTACTGAGTCTGGTGACGATGATAAAACCGCACTTAAGCTTAACGATGCTAATGCGTCTGATATTTTAAGACTCAATGTTACTAAGACTTCTGTGCCTCAGTTTAGTGTTGAGACTCATGAATACCGTCGTGGTAATGATGTAGTTAAGTTCGCTGGCGTACCTACTTGGGATAGCGGTACCCTTGAAGTTGATGATATCGTCGGAGTTAATACCAAGGATATCATGATCTCCTGGCTATACCTCGCGTATAATCCATATACTCGTATGGGTGGACGTATGAAAGACTACAAGAAGACTGCTTACCTTCGTGAGTATACTCAGGACTACGTTCTTATCCGTGAGTGGGAAATTCGTGGTATCTTCGTAAAGAAGGTCGGCGATTCTGAGTTTGACCGTGAAAATGACGGCAAACGTAAACTCTCTGTTGAGTTTGAATATGATATGGCAGTACTTACTGACGTATCTTACGGTGATTACTTTAAATAATAAAACCTGATATAAAAATAAGTCCTGGTCAATTGACCAGGACTTATTTTTATCATTTAATCAATAATCTCAGATGGTTTCTTCTGAAGTATTACTTTCCTTTAAATATAAAATTATATTTGTAGTTATAGCTTCAACCTTAAGAGCATCCTCATTTGCACTGTCAAACCAAGCATAACCGTCTGGAGGACTTGGTAGCATAGAGCATCCTGAGATGAATACTATCGGACGTGAGGTAGCCTCTTTAAATTCAGGACTCAAGCTTTCAGGATTTCCAGAATACTTGCTTAGATCAAAAGCTACTGCATAAATACCAAGCTTTGTGCCCTCGACATCTGTTTTTGACAAATAATTAGTTTGAAGATTTTCATCGACAGCCTCAATAGCGCGCTCAATCGCACCGACCTCGCCAGTAAGAGTCTGAAGCTCAGTAATAGCCTGTCTTAAGTTAGCATTAGAATTACTGCCATTCTCAACGATACTCTGAAGAGCAGTAACGTTACCAGCAATTTCGGTATCTCTAGCCTTAAGCTTATCGATCTCATCATCAGTGTAGCTCTTAGCTAAATCAAGAGTAGCAGCATCGCCTGCGGCAATAGTACCAGTATCTCCTATGAGAACGTCAATTTTATCCTCAGCAACCTTTACACGGCCGGTAGGATCATCAAACTCTTTTTCAAGGTTATCAACCCTAGACTTAATAGACGTATCTTCAGGCCCTACTGTAGTATCAGTACCAAGAGCTTTCTGAAGGCCTTCAATTGCTTCTTTGTTAGTCTTTACTTGACCATTAGCAAGTGTCTCTACAGCATTACTTGCTTGCTCTTCTGCGTACTTTTTAGCTCCTGCTATAGTCTCGTCGTCAGACCTAGCCTCGCTATCAGTTTTCTTAATAGCCTCAATGGCAGTATAAACATCTCCGCCCTTTACAAATTTTGTATTGCCCCTAGCAACAGCACCAGTAAAATCAGACTTGATAGTTGCAGTAGATTTGTTTTCTACCTTATCTAAACCGACTTGAGCTTTTGTTACTTCATGAGGATTGTTTTTATCAGCCTTGTGTTCTTCAACCCCTGTCTGTAGATCGGCTATTACTTGTAAAGAGTGAACATCATCTTTAATAATTATTCTACGATATTTATCTTCCAAATCTAAGGTATGTATTATACCTTCTGTACCTGAGAACTTTGCAGGCATATTAAGGTCATTACTAGTTTCGAAATCATACCAAACAGCAGTACAATATGATTCATCATCATTCCCAGTATCTAGAAAAGGTTGATCACCAGCTGCCATCGTTAATAAATAATTAGAGCCGTTCTCACTTTGTGAGGCTAACTTACCTTCACGTATTATTAGTTTACCCTTAAGGTTACCATCAGGGTCTTGTAGTTTGCCAGCGGCATCTCCGGTAAACTCAAAATAATACCCATGTATTACGCATCTAACACAAGCATTAGTATGCTCTATTACAAAGCTATCATAACCTAGCAAAAGACCAGGAATATGAGTAAAATTATATTCTGTGGCTAACCTAGATTCTGGGTTATAGTAGAGCGTTTTATTATTCTCTGTATACTGACCTCTATGAAAGCAAGGAAAAATTTTTACGTTATTACTCTTAAAAAACATTTTAATCTCCTTTGTCTGAAAATGCCAATGACCAATCGATGATTAAGCTATTCTGAATAGCTGAACTATCAATGCTAATTGGACTCCACTTACCTGCGTCTATTAGCTTATAGTAAGCTATAGCCTCTCCTAAACGTGTTTCTGCTACATCTTCAGTAGAATTATTTACGTCTGCAATACTTTCAGGAAAAAGAGCAAACATATAAATTGAATTCCCTGTAATATTTACAAAAGGTATTTGTAATTGTAAATCTGCTGATTGTGATCCATTAAAGACTGCTGAGCTTAATGGAATTAATGAGGTAACATTACGAAGTGCTTTATTATTTACAAGCTTATCAAACGTGTCAGCTGGGTCAGTCTCATCCTTGGCTAATTGATATAAAGCAATAAACTTTGGACGAATTGCTCTGACATCTGTAGACGCACCTGCCAAAAGCGCAGCCAGACCTGAGAAAAATTTAGTTGTACCTCCATTATGTGAGGCGTAGGAAGCTAGTACTCTATTGGTTTTATCTACAACTCTGGTTCTCACTTGGCCTTGGTAACAAAAGTTACCAAGGCATTTATCTTTAATTTTCATTATTAATTATCCTCCTCAGCACTAATAATTAAGTTCTCAGCGCTAATAATCAAGTTAGCCAAATCTCCCTTATAGCTTGGAGTATACTTATCTGCATCTCCATCAAGCTTGTATCTCGGTAGCTCAATAGACTCCGCTGGAGTAAGCTCATTAGTATAAGTAGCTATGCCATAATGTACATTATTAGAACTTACTGCTGTTTCTGTAACTGACTTTACTTCATGCACCGACATCTCTTTTATATTAAAAGTTATTCCAGCTGGCACAATATATGGCAAAATTTCTCGCAAAATTTCTTTACATGTGGCTAAGTTGGTGATATAAACTACTAATTCAGTATTATCGTGGCTAAAATCAGCCTCAAAACTACCAGTTACAGAGTCTGCTCGAATTAAGGCAGTACACAAAAGATTTACAGCCTCTAGACTTCCTTTAGCACGCATCATTTTAAAAGCAATACTACAAATAGATCTAAGCTGTGCAGAGGTATATTTCTCTTTACTTAGTCTTAGACCTAATGTATAAGCCATTAGGTCTAAGAGCTGATCATCTGAATTTGTACTAAATGGTAAATTAAATAGCAGGTCTGCATCTGTTTTAGTAGCATTAAGTACTAGATCAAACAGATGTCCTATTAACTGAAAATCTCTAGAGGAGTCATAATAAATATTTGGTACTGAATGCTGTACACTAATCATTAGTAGCCTCCTTAAATCTTAGAGAACTTAGATACACCAATATAGTCGCTTAGATAGCCTGGATCAAGTTGAGATACTACAAACTTATTAACGATATTTTGTGTGTCGAACCAGTTTTTAGCTTGTGCTAGTGTATCAGTTGGGTCATTTGGGTTAAGGTCTAAACCAGATACATTGTCTGGCTCATTTGTGTAGTAGAAATCACTATCCCCTGCTTTATCTCGTAGCCAGTCGTAAACTTCAGCAGTAGAAACTTCAATAAACTCAATATCTGTTTCAGTAGTTGCATTAGTTGTAGATTCCATTGTACTCGCTACTGCAGGTTCTCCACTAGTGGTATCATCAGTAGAAGTATCTTTAGTAATATGGTACTTAAACCTCAAAGTAGTAGTTAATCCAGGTAGATTAGCATTGCTCGCAAAAGCAAGCTGAGGATTTAATTGGTTAACCAATGGAACCGTCTTTAGTTCACCAATCATAAGTACATCACCTGCTAAGGTCCCTTGTGCCTTAATAGTTAAGGTGCAGCTCTCTGGAATAACAATTAAGTTCATACCATTACTTAACTCGCCGTTAACTAACTCACCGTTAATTAGCTCCCCGTTAACTAGCTCACAGTTGATATAAAAAGGCTTAAAAGGCTCAAAATACTTTATTAAATCACCCTCAGGTATATCTGTAAGAGTTGTTATCTTCTGGTCTCGGTCTGGATCTAGTCTATTAAAATATTTAAGGTCTACTACTGTATCATTAGCCTTTGCAGTTATATAAACTTTTCTATTAGCTGAATCATCTGCCTTAGGCAATACTAAATAGAGAGCTAATAATCCAAAATGGTTATCTTCTATCAGAGCATTTAAGGACAGTGTTTTTTCTGTAGCCTCTTTATGAAGAGGTGCTAATGAATAAGTTGAAAATCCATTTTCAAAATCTGGTATATAGCTTTGAGGCTCAGCGCCTACTGCAGTCTCTGTAAGCTCAACATACTCACACAACTTAAACTCAGGAATATCATCCTCAGAATAAGCAAATTTACCATCAGGACCTAGAGACACAATATTAGAATATATTGATAACTCTGCTGGAGCTTGACCTGCAGCTGTCATTTGTGGTGTTATTGTATACAGTACCTCCGTTTTTTCTTCGTCAGTACCGGTCTTACCAAGTATCTTAATCATAGATCTAGCTTGTTCTGCGCCAGATGGGGTCTTATGGACAGTTAATGTCTGGGGAATAGTAGAATTTAAATTAAGCTCCAATTTGCCACGCACTTCCCAGTAGATAGAATCTCCCTTAGAATCTACCAAGTCAAATGAAGGAAGCTCACCGGTCTTTCCGTTACATTTGTATTTTGCTCCGGTCACTCTGGCAAACTTTTCGTGCAATATCGTGCTATCTGCATCCTTATGGAAACTAATACTCTGGAGTTCATCTCCCTCTGCTAGATTTATTAATTGATATTCTGCTATCTCTATATATTTATCTCTAGAGAGCGTAACTTTGGTCCAAGGTATTACAGCAGCTAGACCTAGGTCTGCAGCTTCATCTACATTTATTGGCTCCTCTGAATAGACTCTACCTACAACTGGAGTTGTCGTAGAATTACCCTTAGTCTTTAAAGAAATCTGAGAACCTGCACCGTAATAAGCAATGCCTTCTTTTGCCTCATTTGTATAGAATAAGTATTCACCATGTTGAAGAATATACTTACCATCAGCATCAAATGGGAAATACTCCCAGGTTACCCCATTTATCTCTTTTGTTTTTTGATTACTTGGATTAATTTCCCAATACAGGTAGGTTTGTTTTTCGTTTAAATCTACAATAATTGGTTCACGTACCTCAAGTTGCTCAGTTGCACCAAAGGAATACATACCAGGCACCTCTGTCGGCATAATTATTCGTACTGAGTTACCTTCCTTAAGCTCCCAAGGGCCATAATTAGATGTTTTTGGATATTTATTTATGGCAGACTTTTCAATACTATCTGTCAACTCAAAGTTTGTTTTAATAATTTGGCCTGGGCCATAGGCAATATTTTTAACTATTGTAGAGCCGTCTTCTCTGCCCTCTGAGGTGGTATATGTAATAAGAACATATTCACCAGCTTTTAGCATATACTCAGCATTTGCTGAAATACCTGCTGTTTTTGCATCTTTACCAAGACCATCTTTAGTATAATTCGAAGTATCAGATGCCCAAAGCTGTGGCACAAAAAATGTATCTAGTACTGTAGTAGGCTGCACACCATAGCTATCTATTGGTGCATACTTGAACTTAGAGATATCTATTAAATGACCAAGTTTTCTAGACAAATTTGGTCTAGCCTGAGAATATACTCCAGTAATTAATGCAACACCGTCTAAAGCAGCTGCCTCATTTGCAGTACGATAAGTTATTCTTCCTGAGGCACTGCCCTTATTGCCTTGTAGCCATTGTATAAAATCTCCGAAGTTTGACTCAGTAATGTAAACTACATAAAATGCAAGTCCAGGTGGAATGCCTTTTGTTTTGTCTGTATTATCTGGTATTTCAAATAAATTATATCTTCCAGAGTCATCTTTTACAAAAACTCCACCATATTTATTAGTATAATCAAGATAGTTCTGTTGTTCGGTTGCCTCAGAATACGCACCAGCAGTAGTAGACTTAGTAGTCCATATATTATAAAGTAAGGATTCTGGCATTGAATTAACTTTCTCTTCCCAGCTCTTACGTTTACACCACTCAATACTACCAAAAGCAGGACCGCTAGCCTCTATAAACCAGTCATTAGTCGGTTTACCCTCGGTATCTAAAGTAACATACTTGAAATATCTATACTCACTAGGTGTTACTTTACAATGCTCTGCAGTGCCTCCATTGAAAAAGTCCCTAAGCGACCACATAGTTGCAGGTACAGCTGCTTGACTTTTGTTAGCTGCATTACTGCCTGTATCATTATTTAGCTTTACAAAATAATTCACATAAGCAGGATAAGTATTAACAGTCTTAAAGTTAGGAGCTCTAAATTGAATTACTTCATGTCTAGCTAATACTAGTGGCTCCTCTACAGAGATATTCTCCGGCTTAATCACTAAGTCAGATTCTATGCCAGAAATTCCCTTTACAGCAACCTCTGCCTTTTTTTCTAAAGTATTAGTATCAGAATTATATACAATAGGAGCTTGCAGTGTGCCTACCCAATCCATTGGCTTAACATAAGGATCATAAGATATAGTCTGAGGTGTTTCTTTTTTGGAATCTGTAGCTACCCAATCAACATTAGTGGACTCTATTGTATAATAATATTTATTAGAAAGCGAAATTTCTGGTAGATGCTCGACTTGCTTATAAGAGCTGTCTAATACTGTAGGCCAAGCTTCATTATTAGTAAGATCACTACAGTACAGATATTTATCTATCTTTTTCCACAAAATTTTTCTAGCCACAAAACTTGCTTGATAGTCAAGTTTTATTTCTGTACCTACCAACTTAGCCATATTAGGTTCTATTGAGTATTCAATAACACCACTGTAGTTAGCTGTTACAGGATTATAATAAATACTACCAGCATTAGCATTAGCATCAAAATCAAAAGTTAATAATGTATCAGACCTAGCTATATCTATGTATAATTTCTTGTTTTTATGGTTTGCAGTAAACGTCAATAACTCCCATAATGTATAAGTTTTACTTGTTTGAGTAGTATTATCAGTCTGAATCGTTAATGTTAAATGATCATCACTAACTTCGGTAATACTAACCGTGGGAAAACTGGTGCCACTAGGCTTAAAAGGCTTTAAACGTAATCCAGTAGGATATTTATTTGTACCAACTGAAAATGTTAAAACTGCTATATCCGACTTACTTTCCAAATCACTTAGTTTCTCAAATGACAAAGTACCTAATGTTTGTCTAAAACCATAGCCACAAGCTTCTAAGCAAGCAGTATAACCTGATTGCATAACCTCTACTACAGGAGCTACTGTAGAAGTATTCTGTGTAGTAGAGCTTTGACCTGGCCAATAGATAGTTATAGCGCCATCATCGCCTACAGGCTCTGGCTGATAGGTAGCAGATTCAATATTAGATTCTTCGCTATTAAGAGTAATGCTATCTGAGCCTTCCGGTATAATTTTATTTGTCTCAGAGACAGCCTCATTCCAAGTAAACTTAAATGACAAGTTTTCATTAATATCTGTAATAACTACACCAGGTTTAGTCTTTACACGAATACCAATTTTATCGAAACTTGGGGCATCTTCATCGTTAGAACAGTTAAAAGGTATTTGGCACAATGTTACATTCTTGTTAGAATCCTTTGGCTCAATGCTATCAAAAGCAACTAATGAAGAATCTGGCACACAGCTAAAATATAAAAGTCTATCTGGGCCTTTTGTAATATCAACGCCGTCCTTTAAAACAGTAAGCTTTAACCTATTAGGATTGATGTCTGCATTTAATACACTACAAAAAGGTGTATAGCAAATAGTGTATATAGCTTTACGAGACCCTTTAGTATAAAGATCAAAGCAAATAGAGTCTACGGAATTTAAAAGCTCTCTAAAACTTAAAAGCTCTCCATCTTCCGAAGATTTACTAACCATAGACACATCTACAGTTCCAACTCCATAGTTAATATAGTTCTTATCGTGAAGCTCTTTTGCTGAGATAGTACCATCTTCCACAGTATTATTGTCTTTTAAACTAAAAGTTGCATCAAGTCCGCCAAGCACATCAGTAGGATATAACTTATCCTCAAAATTATGTGAATAGTCTGTATTAAAATTAAATAATGCTACTTTTCCGGCTAAAACATTTTTAAGCACTAGCTCTTTATAACAGTTAAGAGCCTTTTCAGCTTCAGCTCTATTCACGTAAATATTTGTATCATCAATGACAACTACTTCTTCGCCGTTCTTGTAACATGCAACAACATACATCTTAGGATCATCTAGAATTACATTCTTAATTCTAGCATCAGCGAATGTTAGAGTCTTTAATATAGAATCGTATGGAAGCTCATCACCAAAAGACATGTTACGCATGTTAAAAGCTTTATACAAAGCAGTATGTGCTGCTTGTTCAATTTCTATTGCTTCTAGTGTCGAAACTTTAGAAGTTGTAGCTAAACGTGCACTTAGTCTAAAATAAATTTTTATACATACAATATCTCCAGATTCTGGTAGACAAAGTCTATGAGCTATAGTCTTGTTTGCGGACAATCTGGTATCAAAAGCATTAAGACTTACTTGATTAGTATACTTAAATGAAGAGATAAATTCTGCTTTAGTACCCGTACCATAAATGGTCTCAAATGGATAAAGTACTAAATCAAAATATTCAATACGGTCTTCTTCAATATCTTCTTCACTATTGTCTTTAATAACTTTTTTAATTTTTTTCTCTGGCTTATGAACATACTCTAAACCTTGATCAGTATATGTGCAAACAGTATAGGCTCTATTAATGTCGTCTCGAATATCACTTACTATAATATTACTAACTAGCGGAGTAGAATCAATATCCGTCTTAGTCATTTGGTAAATTTTATTCATATAGTCACGACAAGTTACAAGAGTATCAAAAGTACCAATAGTTTTTTGATAATTCCAGTAAGCCTCATCAATAGTTTCTGGGTTTTTACCATTGATAGCTTTCGATAAATTAGCTATTGAATACTGCTCTAAATCTTGCCAACTTAAATCATCAGCTTCAGTACCTTCCACAACATCCGCCATAGTAACGGTCTTAGTTTCTGTGGTAGAGGTAGCCTCTAAAGACCACGATGCAGGCTTTTCCATCTGGCTAAGCTGGCGAACGGAAATATTACCAGACACGCCGTGTGTTCGTACAAAGCTAATATAAAGTCCTTCACCAATCAGATCACTTATATCCTCGGGGAATTGCACATAAGGTAAGCCTCGACTAGAGTCAAAACCAAACTGATAAACTCTAGTGCCAAGAAGAATTGTATTTAAGTTAGTTGTACTCGGCCAGAAGGCAACAGGAGATGTAACATTTGAAATAAATACACAATTATCATTAGAAGCCACCTGTTGTTCAGGTAAATAAAAACGATTATTATCATCAAGATGATTAAGCGTAATTACAGTACCATTTTCAGTTTGGCAAGTAACTAACTCGCCTTCTAGACAATCTACTGTAACCGAGGGAGTGTCCTGAGAAAGCTGAACTGGCTGTAGAGTAATATAGTTTACTTTTGAGTCTGCATCTTTTATATTAGTAAATCTATCAATCGAGATTACACCGCTAGTAGGAAAACTAATTCCCTTATAAGAAATTCTGACTTGTGTAGATGCCGATTTGAAATATTGCATTGAATAACCAAGCATCTCACATAATTTTCTCATTGAAGACTCTTGTGCAGCAGACGGCATAAAAGCTTCAAGAGTATTTGCATCAATATTATATGCTAACTTATCTGCAACAGCAGTAAGCACTTTGAGTAGGATAATACCGGGGTCAGATTCATTGGTAGCAGAAGGATCCCAACGAGTGGATAGCTTTCTCGCTACATCTATTAATTCTGACCATATTTGGTAATAATCCTTTTTAGTAGGAGAAAGCTCTACTGCTTGTAATTCATTATAATTGTACATTAGTAATTCTCCTCATTATAAATTAAACAGTTTTCTCATCACTACTAAATAATAGTAGCTCAAAAGAATTTGGAGTATAATCAAAGTTATTGATGCCATAAATCTGGCAATAGCAGCAAGCTTTACGTTTATCTTGAATAATCTTTATATCTTTTCTCTGTACTCTTAGTTGCGGAATAAAAATTGCAATTTGAGTATAAATAGTATCAACTAATTGATCTCTTAAGATATAGTTATTCGGCTCAAACATAAATTGCTGCAACGAGATTCCAAAATAGGGATCACCTAGTAAATGGCCTCGCATCGACAATAAGCTTAACTTTAGGTTTTGAGCAGTAGCTTTACGGTATTCGCTTTCTTCCCACACCTTCGTACCACTTGTGCCAAACATATTTGGAAATTTTATAGACTTCATACGCAAAAACCTCTCAATCGTATAATTTAGCACATTATTTGATATTTTTAATAAATTTATGTAATTGTAAACCTTAGAAAGTAAACTTGAATCCTGCTTATCTTAAAGCTTTTAGCTTTGTCTCCAACTCTTTTACCCTGGCCTCTAGTGCCGCAACTTGACTAATTAATCCTACGACCGATACACCATTAACCTTTGCATCCTCACTTACATCTAAGTTAGCACAAGCCATAGTTGCAGCTCTACCTAGACTGGTGTCAATATTCATGCCATCCACCTTATGCCCTTTATTAGGTCCTCGATATAACTGCCCTAGAACTACTGGCCTACCAAGAGTATTATCTACAAAACCTACAAATACAACATCTCCTTTCTCATAGCCAGCATCTATGCCTGGTGGGAGAAGCTGTGTTGCATGTAGACTCACTTCAGTCATATTACCCGCTCCTTCTAAGGTAGGTAATTTAACTTTGCACATGTTATTATAAATATCAATTTCTTCAATAACACCTAGGGTAATCATAAAATCTCCTTAATCTGAAATACGCGTTAGATTTAATGTAGTAAAATAGCCACTACCAGATATATCGTCTATTTGCTTAGTCACAATATAAAGTCCTGAGCTTATATGCTTATTTCCTCCAGGGAAAATAACATTAAGTCTAACATATTGAAGCAGAGATGCTGGTCTTAATAAACCTTGAATCTTTATTGTTGCAGAAATTGGATACTTAGTAAGTTTAGTAAACCAAACTTTATCCTCTGCTCTCGACAAGTATCTGTTATTGCCCGAGGCAATCATTGGTGTGTATTTTTGTTCCCAGTTACCTCGATCATCTATACGCATTGCATACTGCTCTGTCTGAAGATCAGCGGTATACTCATATAACATGGAATAATTTTCATTATTTTCTAGAGAAAAACTTAGCACAATAGTAGAAGTATTTATACCAACATCTATTTCATAAGCATCTGCCCTAAACATAGTACTGGTAGATACTCGTGTAACCTTAAAATATGGACCACCATAAGCGGTATTTGCGTTAAAAGAATTACTAAAGGCAGTATCAAAAATTGTTTCATCATGAATAGTCATGATATAAATATCTTTACTGAACGTTGATTGCGTTGCACCTTGTGGTACCATGCAACTAACTAAATAAACAATATAATCAAGAGCCGACGTATTTGTCTTACTGTCCAGCTCAACTGCAGCATCGGTGCTATCAATTAATTGGTCCAGCTTATCTTTTGTCATTCCAGTAAATATTTTTTTTAATCCATAAGTACTGTCGTTAAATACTCTTTTAATTTCATCGCTGGGTTTCTTCTTAACTCCAGCATTATTTATAAAGTTAAATACTCCCGCACCAGCTAAAGCAGCACCTGAAACCGCATGAATAGTATAATTAATAACACTAGATTCAAGCTGAAAAGATTGGTCTACTTTTGTAATTAAAGCTTTCTCGTCTTTATAAACATAAGCTGGATTACAAGCATCTCCATAGCTAAAAATAATTTCTCGAGTACGAGTAACACTACTTAAAATTTTTTCAATTAAATTGGGGTCATCGCAAGAACGTACTGGATAGCTTAATGTAAGAGTATACTGATTTACCTGACCATTAATTTTTATGATATTTAAACTTTGTATATAGTCGGGATACTGAACATTAAAGCTTTCGTAGTTACCCTGCCTATTTTTCTTAATGTCTTTTCGATTAAAGACGCCAAAGGTATATTTACCAATAGTAACTTTAACCCAAGGTGCCTGTATTCTCGCTTGCCCATGAATTAGGCTACGACGCTGTTTTGGTACAAAAGCCATACTTATACCTCAAAAGTGTTTTCTGTAATACTTGGAATTTTTAAAGTTTGATATTTAGTGACAAGATCTATAAATGGATCATTGATCTTATTAAAATAAGCAATTAGCCACCAGAAAGTTGGATTGTTATAATAGTCCAAAGCTAAGCTATCTAAAGTATCTTCTGCTTTTACTTTATGTATAAAGTAATCGTTATCAAAATTTATCTGGTTTGTTAAACCTGGTGTCTCTCGTTTAAGCTTAGTATCATAATAAAAAGGCACGCCAGCGTATCTAGATTGATAATCAAAAACTAAATTCTGTTTATTTGTTAGCTTATCCATATGCTATTCTCCTTATTTATAACCCATCTTAGGACGTAAAGTTTGAACTAAGCCCCTAAAAGATCCATTAGAAAATACTAGGTCTGCATCGTAAGGATCTACCTCAGTTATAGTTATAGAAAGTCTAACCTGCGCGTATTTGCCTCCCTTAATAATAGGCATCTCATACTCAATACCTATATTACCCGTTACAATTCCTTTGATAAAAACCTCATTACTAAGACGTACTGCAACTAGTGGTGGCTCAATAGCTTTATTAGTAAGTGTGTACTTCGGTACAGATATAGCCTGTAAAGCTCTAATCAAGCTGTCAACATAATCTTCACTAGTAGAAACATCAGGATAATCTGTCGCTCCTTTTAAAAAGTCTTTCATTGAGGTATTACCAGCATTTGCAAAATCCATCATGTCTCTGTGTAATTCAATGTCCAGCTGCAAAGTTCTCGGGCCTGAACTACTATATGTATATACCGGTGCGGTACGCCCAAGGGCTGTCGTAGGCACAAACTCAGACGACATAGAGTCAGTCATAGATTTTGGGCAGCATGGTATCCACCAATAATAACCCTCTTTACCTAAATGAGAAATATAAATATAATTTTCCGGCCAATAAGCTGTTGTACTCATTCTTTAATATCCTCCCACACATTAAAATCTATCATTGACTTACTTATAGGTTTATCACCATTATACGTTGTTGCAACAAATGATTTTTCTACATCCTTATCTACGTAACCTAAAATATCTGCATAGCTCGCAAAATCTGGTCGATTGCTCATATAGCCATAAAATAATTTTCTTAATGCAGGTGTCCACACACCATTTAATAAATCATATTTTAAGCTATCTGGTGTTATCTTTACTTTTATAGGCAGCTCCGGCTCGCTCTCAATCTCTACCTTAGTAACTGGATCTGTACTATATATCTTCCAAGCTATAGAATTATCTTCAAGCTTAACAGGTTTATACTTAGGCAGTCGATCTGTACCCACAGGTATATCAGTCATCTTTCCGTTAAAAATCCAATACTCAGTAGGATCTGCAGGTGTCTTCTGTCCCTTCATAACTCTAGGTGGGCAGAGTGCATAATAAGAGTTAACATTACCTGTATATCTAAGTCCAGCTAAATGCTGAGCCATAAGTACATTCTCTCTAACTTCATTAGCCCCACCAGTAACACACTGATCTAAAAGATATTCCAAAAGTCTCGGTGCAAATGGAGTATGCGAATGAGTATTTAATCTAAGTAATGATACTGGGCTAATGTAGGTAGGTTCGAAGTCTGCAAAAATCGCAGAACTAGTTAAGGTAGTATGGTTTGCTGCCACTACTAACTTAGTCTTAGAACCTGTCTGTGTTTGCATGACAGCTGCATCATTCCAACCTAAATAATTTCCCTCCAGTACTACAATAGAGGTCTCAGCATTCTTATGAAGCTTTATGTAAAGTTTTAGCTCGTGAGTCTGATTTCCTAGCTGAGCTAATAGCTTACGTCTCTCCTCGTGCACCTCCTGCTCAGCAGCTGTTACAACTGTACCCATAGGAGTGACAGCTAAATCTTTTAGCTTAGTATATAATACTGGATCATTAAATCTCATAGATGCATACTTGTGGTAAGTAAGCTTAGAAAGCTTTTGTTCTATTAACTCATCATTTTTAGCATCTATTCCAGTAAAATTATTAAGTTTTGTATTTATACCACAGCAGAGCTCTACAGGGTAAGCAGAGTCAATAGCTATGGTATATTCCTGAAACAATTTAACAGGCAATACATAAATTTTATAATTTGAATCTGAGGTATCTAGACTAATAAAATCATCCTTATATTTTAATCTATAAGGTCTACGGTTGCTGAAACAATTATACATGGACATTAAATTTATGCCATCATAATCTCTTATAAATCTAAGATAATCTCCTAGATATTCATGAGTATAGCTATCATAAATATTATTCTTTAACTCAAGTGTACGCGTTAAATTAGGAATCTTATCTCCTCGGCTATAAGTCTGCCAAGGACCACCTCGGACATTGTTAATATCCAGAGGTGCAGACTGCCAAGTACCTTGTACATATTTATTATTATCTAGATAATATCCACCCAATAAGAATTGAACTCTACCATCTTTTAAATAGGGCACATAGCAGTGTCTATTGAGCAAATGCCCATTATTAGATAATAGCTGTTCAGAACCTGATTTAACAGTCTGCCCTGGGAAGGTAGTCTCCAATAAATATGGAGACTCCTTGCCATGCTTGTCAAAATACTGCTCGTGTTCAGCAGTATATATTTGTGTTTTAGGCAGCTGAAAAGAAGCAAGTAATTGTTTAATATATCCTGCAACTATTCCAGTAGAACCAAATTGAATCATCTGTATTCCTCCTTACGTCCAAGTACCAGATGCCCAAGTGCTAGGAGCATTACCAACCTCAAGTTGTACATGCCATTTCTTGGAGCCAAGAGTAACTTCATTTAATAGATTATAAATATCTACAATATGCCCATCAATTAACATAGTGCGGGCATTTTCTTTATCTTCCTGTTCTTCTTTTGCTTCTGCAATTTGCTTTTCTGGTTCTTCAGAGTTGTCTTGAATTGTCTTATTCTTAATATCGTCGCCGCTCTCGTTACCAACCATACCGGAAGCAGAAGTAGTAGCACCGCCAATACTAGTCAAAGATAGACCCTGACCTCTGTGCTCTATAGCAGCAGCACTGCCATTAAGATCTATGCCAAAGGCATTCAACATTCCAGAACCTGAGAAACCGCCTCCGTTTGCTAAACTTCCGATAAGTTTGCCCATACCACCAAGAACAGTACCGGATAGTGCAGCAACATTCATTAAGTCCGCAATAGTAGCATTAAGATCAAAACCAAAGCCATAAACGTTAATAAACGGGATCTCAATACCACCTACAAGGTCATTAAGCATGTTAGCCATGTTATTTAAGCCAGAAAGAACCGGGTTATTTGCAATTGTGGTAGCGAAAGTATAATTTAAGTTATCCTTCAGGTTGGTCATTAGCTCAGACTGACTAGATCTTAGCCACATGCTATTAGACATGCTTTTAAGTCGAGCTTCCATATCTGAATAAGTTACTAGCTCACCAGACAACTTATCAAAGCCTGTATTTAAAAGATTAGCTGCTGCCCTAAGGTCTGATGCAGTTACACCGAATACATTAGCATATTGCTGAGCTAGAACATTACTACCTTTTGTTTCGTCATAAATTCTACCTAAATACTCCACCATAGACTTCATTAATTTATTAGTCTCATCTGGAGTTAATCCCTCGGCAAGAATCTCTGCAATCGGCAAGCTAGCTTCATTAGCAGCCATGATAAGAAGGTTGCCCATGCCACCTTCAGTAACTCCGCTAATATCACCAGCTGTGATCTTACCTAAAGTTTCTGCTACTTTTGCACTACTACTAAAGCCCATAGAATATAAAGCACCAGTCCACTTTTGAACTTGGAATTCATACTCAGCAGCTTGTTCTGCTTCCATTAATGCAGTTGCTTCATACAAGCTTTCTCTTATGTTAATAGCTACCTCTTTCATGAATTCTGAGGTATCATACATACTATTTAAGAAAGCTGTTAAGGCTGACTCCATGCCTAAGCGGGCTGCAGTAGTATCGGCCTGCTGGATACGAATAAGTTTGCGCATTGTACCATCAGCAACATCAAAGGTAGCAGCAATCTTATCCTTAATAGTCATTAAGAAAGCACGTTGCTCTAAGTTATATACAACACCTTGTTTAGCAAGTGCTTCCACATTATCTTCCATAGCATCTTGACGAACTAATGGAGACATTCCAATACCTAGGGCAATCTTATCACTGATTTTGTCCCAATAAGAACCTAGGGCAGTCTTATCTGCTCCTGCACCCTGCATTGCAGTATCAACTGCTGCTTTCTTTGTGGCAGACTTCTGACCTGCTGCGTTAAGGTTGGAGATGAAATCCCCCAGAGCACCCATAGTAGCGTCAAGTTGTGCCTGCATTTCTGCTTGTATTTCTTTTGAAGTCTTACCCTCAGCAGCAAGCCCATCAGCTATTGCTTTTGGATCTGTAAATATTTGAGCTTGTTTTTTAGTATTCTCAAGTGCTTGACCGAGTTTACTCTTAGAGAACTTACTATTCTCTTTTGCCATCTTCTTCTCAGCTTTTTCTTTATCTGTTAGAAGACTTTGCTCAAGACCTTGACGTTCAAGCATACCGTCACGCTCTTGGTCACGGTTTTCTTGTAGCTGTTTAAAGAAGTCGGCAGTAATGGCTGCCATCTCATCCTCTGACATTAGGTCTCCGCTAGCAGCTGCTTGCTCTCTTGCCTGAGCCTCTGCTTGTGCTTGGAGATTCTCATCAGAGTTTGTTGCATCAAAAGCTTCTATTTCCTGCTTCTGAACTTCGCTTAATTCTTGCTGAGTTAAATCTGCCTTAGACTTGGTTACCTCAACTTCATTACCCATTGTATCTACAGTTTTAACTGTAGCCTGAGTAGAGTACATTTGCTTAACTAAGCTATCAGAATACTTTTGCTCCCCATCCTTACCACGTTTAGTCCGTACCTTAGATAGGTAATCCATTTCATTCTTTATCTTAAGCTTTTTCTCTTCTAGAAGCTGCTTTTGTAAACGCTTGGATGCAGCTTCTTGCTGTTCTTCTTGCTCTGCAAAAACTTCTAATAAAGCTTGAGCTTCTAACGTTTTCTTACGCTCAGTAAGCTCTTCTTCCATTGCTATTCGTTCTTCTGCACCTATAGCATACTTGCCTCTAGCATCCTTCTCATAAAGCATTCTTTGTAAATGCTCATCAGAAAGGTGTTTCATACGAAGTTTGTGAGCCTCAAGTCTCTGAAGTTGTTCCTCATTAAGACTATCTAAGATAACTTTACGCGCTTCTTCTGCCTCAGTAAGTGTAGTAGAAGGAGTATCTGGAACTACTGGAGTAGTCGGCGTCTCAGAAGCTTCAGCTGATAGATCTTCCGGTGATAAATCGCCTGGTTCATCTACGACGGGTGATGTACCTGGCTTAGCTGGTGGAGGAGCAGACATTTCTGCTGTGAAATCGGCAGCACTACGAGCAAGCCCAGTACTTATTGTTTCTGCAGTATCCTCAGCTAAGCCTACTATCTCCTCAAACCGACTCGCTGCTGCGGCTAGCTCTTCAGATCTAGCCGTCTGCATTTCTTGCAAAGACTTATCCATTTGAACAAGTGTTTCGGATATCTCAGCATCCGCCTGCTCTAAAGCGGACATGTCCAGTTGAATGGCAGGATCTAGCTCACCTCTACGCTTTAAAGCGTCAATTGTAGCTTTTTCCGCAGCGGCTATGTCTCGAAGTCTTTGAGCTCCCTCTATTTTAAGAGACTCGAGTCTAAAGTTTGCCAGCTGAGTTTCTGCTTGCCTAATAGCTGTTAAATTCTGCTGCTGTATTTTTAGTTGTTCAGTATATAACTTTTGATAATTCTGCCTAACTTCTTTAATTTCTGCAGCTAGATTCTCGAGTGCCTTATTATGCTTAAAGTCTGCAAGATCACTTTCTACTTCTCTACCACGATCTTGGGTTTCTTGCATTAGCTTATTAAGCAAGTCTAATCTGATCTTTGAGAGCTGCTGTGCATTCTTTGTTTGAATAGCAAGCAGTTCCCCCGCTGCTTGCTGCTCTTTAGCAAGATAGTCTAGCTGTACTGAATCTGCAGTGAGGGCATTTAAATTTAAAGTAGAGACTCCTTTATTTCCTCTTCCAGAGCCTGGATTTTGTTCTGCCATTAGAACACTCCTCCCCAAAAATTTATTTGAGTTTATTTACCACTCTTAGACTTTAGATCATTAATTGCATTTTGAGTGGCTTCTCGTTTTTCACCAATTAATCTTATTAAGTACATTCGTTCTAGATAACTAATATCTAAAACATCAGTATAGCTGGTATTAGTGTTATCACTAACATACCAGCACTCCTTTACAATATCTTTATATCTCTTCGGTCCGTAAGGAGTTCCGTCCTCAGATAGTCGTGGGTCTAAAAAACTCTGGTCCAAAGCGAAAGGAGGTGGGTACCTCTCCTCCGCATTTCTCGCAATCGACAACCAGAGAGTTATCTATGCCAATTCCAGCGTTGAGAGTTTCAATAGCATTTAGAATCTTAGCCATATCAAGTGCAGATAGACGATTAACAAAGTTCTCTAGCTGTACAGAATCTAAGTGCATTCCATCTACAGTGTCAATAGCACTAGTTAGTGTAGTAAGAGTATTAAAGTCTACATCTGCATCTTTAAACCTACGTTTCATATCTTTTACTTTAATATCATTCTCATCTAGCATTCTAGGTGTCTGATAGTTAATCGTCACCGTCTGACCACCTCTTGGAAGAATTAAAGATCTTGCAGCTTCAAATTCTTGCATATCAAATTCCTTAATATTCAGTTGTTCAAGATGTGCAACAGCATCAATATATTCTCCACAGTAGGGGCAACGTAAAGTCATCTTATACTCATCACCATAAGTTACAATACGAAGTCTGTGCAAAAGATACTCATAATCGCCTAATGCCATATCATACACTTTCACTGGATACTTCTCAATCATACAGCCCTCAATAATATCAGCAAGAGTTTTAAACTGAGACTTACTAGGAGCAAGTCTCTTCATCTCATCTCTTGCGGTCATAGAACGAAGCTCTACCTGAGAAGGCATTCCTGCTCCATAAATAAGCCCTTTAGACGGAAGCTCTGCACACTCGCCAATTGTGTAATTAGTCTGTCTTTCTGCCATAATAAATTTTCCTTTCAAATTTCAATTCTGTCTTCAAAATGCTTTTCTAATATTTCTCGAATTAAGGCTGATACTGTAATACCCTTTTTTGCCGCAAGCTCTTCAAGTCTAACCTTCAGAGGTCTAGTAGTCTCAAAAGTTTGCATTACCTTATCACTTCTATCGACTTTTTTTCTACCCATTTTGTTGATAGTCCTTTCTCGATTACATTCACTGTAACCTCAAATAATTTAGCAAATATTCTTAAAATAGATTTATTAAATTTATTTTTGTGAAAAAGAAAGGCAACCGAAGTTGCCAATCCTTATTCTTGCTCATCTAGCATTCTAGCGGTATTCATCAAAATCTGTTTTAATTGTCCGTCCATATTAAAGCGCTCAGCATTAATCTCGATACTCTTTAATAAGTTACCATCGTTATGTCTGAGTGTGCTAGCTTTCCAATCACAAAACATCTCCATAAGATCGACAAGCGTCATATCATTAATTCCATTATTAAAATGCTCTGGATGATGGCGGTTGGTAGCATAATGATGATCAAGAGCTGGCTTCAAAGCTTCAAGAGAAGCTTTATATTCTTCTGAGCCATAAGTTAAACCAGCTAACTTAGGTGTATATTCTGCAAAAAGCTCTACCTCTGGTGTCTCAAGCTTTGAGGCATCATGCTTTACTCCTCTAAGATCTATTTTATCAATCATAAATCTTATATACTTTCTTACAGCCTCAATATGTTTCTGGGTCTCCACTTGACACTCAGCAACGGTCATAGTGGGCATTTGACTAGATACCTGCTCTACTGCTTTCTCTGCTACCATTTCTGTAGCATTGACAACATCTTGAGTGTTTGGTGTAGTCTCTGTCATGAGTTTTACCTCCGTGTTTTTTAGTATTTAGAGTGTCTGAATAATTTAGCAGATATATTAAGATTAAGTTGTTTTAAGTTGTATTATATAATGTATACTTATGTTAGGAGGTAGAATATGGCTAAAGTTAAAATCACTATAGAAGCACGTAAAGAATGGGACACATCAGCCAAAGGTATTGCATTTGGTATTTATTCTTATCATAACCCTGGGCCTTGGGCTGCAAAGATCGTCGAATATGTCGAAGGTGTAAATGAAAAGCTTAAAGAAAAAGGTCAGACTAAAAGACTTATCAAATGTTATATTTCTGAAATGGACGGACCTAAAGCAACAGTGATCCTTAAGGGAAAGAAAGAAGATATTCTCTCTGTAGCGAATTTTTATGTTTCCAAATCTAAAATTCTTGAAAACTTCGAAGTAAGTGTAAAATAAGGAGGAAGTATGAAAAAGAAACAGTATCTTTATGCTATTGCCTTTTGTCATGAAGGCGGACAAGGCTGTGCACAAATGACGCGTAAAAGAAAGATTACTACTCTGGAGGACTTTAACGATATTCTTCAGGTAATTAAAGATAGAAATAATTTTAAGAATGTAGTAATCATGAATATCATGTTGCTCGGAAAGGTAAAGGTAAATTAAATGACAAAAGTTTATATGGTAAAAGCCCATAACAGATATGACGATGATGAAGAGATCGTAGGTATTGCAGAATCTCTTGAAAAAGCAGATCTTATGGTAAGAGACTATATAGATAAGATTTATTGCTATGGCACTACTCGCTTCGCTGTTACTTGGTGGAATCTTAATGAGCGTTGGGGTGAGGGTGCGCACGAGCGTTTCTATACCTATGAAGAAGTTATCCGTATTGCAGAAGAGCTTGGCAAGATTAAAGGGCACAAAGATCCTAAAGGACCGAGAGGCCGTATTGGCACCTGTCCTAATTGTATGGAAGCTACTAAGATTAAATGGGTACCTGAAACTGATACTTGTTCCTGTCTTTCCTGTGGTTGGACTAACGCGGAGGACAAGTAATGAATATTGGAGTACACACAAGTCATTGCTGTAAATGGCATGGCTGCAAATATAATGATCCCGATTGTCCTGTTGTTAATGGCCAAGCTGAGCAAGAATATCTTTGTGAATATTGTAGTGAACTTCTTAGAGACGAGGAATATCTCACCACTAAACTACAGCAGCTAAAAGAAATTAAACTATTTAGGGAGGCACACAGAAATGGCTGAGTATGAAATTACCATAGATAAAGCTAAGGAGCTTCTCACTAAAGAATGTATGGATGTTCTTAAACTCCCAGGTCTTATTGAGACTCTTCATGTTCTTGCACATGAAACTTGTCGGCTCGGAAATGAGTTAAAAGATAAAACACTTGGATCCTATAGTTATTATGAAGGACAGCTTAATGGCCTTGAGATAGCATTGTACTTAATTAATCGTCTGCCTAAAGCAAAGAAGAGACCTGCTCTTCTGAGTCACGATGAAATCGAGTATGATACCAAACCTGATGTCCTAGAATATTTTTGTAGTGTCTGTGGTCACGACGGAATAGAAAGAGAAGATCACTTTTGTCGAAATTGTGGTGCTTATTTTGAGGAGGAAGAAAATGGAAAAGCTTCTTAAATTTCTTGCTCCAGAAGTTCGTAGATTAAATAAAGAATTTAGAACTCAAACAGGTACTCAATATTTTGAAGACGATGCTCTACTAACCGGCTATGATATTATTCAGGTCTTAAAGCAATTACTCCCACTTGCTCATATTACATTGGAGGAAGAAAATGGAAAAAATCTGTGATAACTGTCGCAACGCCCTTTGTGCTCAGATGGTCTTACCGGCACGAGAGTGGTATATTAAAAAATGCTTAGATAACAGAAGATGTTATTTTATTGCAAAGAAAGAAGAGGAAATGATAGACAGTAATTACTGCTATGAAAAGTGTGAAAAAGGAAAACAGAAAGCAAGAGAGCTCCTAGACCAGAGTAACTCAGCCAATGAAGCTGCTCTCGATTTTACTTGGTGGACAGAGGAATGCAAAAAGACTTGTCCCAAATTTCAACAAAAGTCTTAATTTGTATTTTCAAAAGTCGTATAATATAATACAATGAAAAACTAGGGAGGATTTTAAAATGTCGATTACTCATACTTTTGCAGGAAGCAGAGCAGGAAGAGACTACGGTTATTATGCCTTTATCGAAAATGGTGAACTTGTTATCGGAGACGATTGGCCTCATGAAGGTGGAACTCTCTATAGAGGTACTTACTTCGGTGCCTCTCGAATTATGAAGACTCTTGAGCGAGAAAATATAAGACTATTTAATAGCATCAATAAGTATTATAATACTCATCCCGAGCATGCTGGAGTTAGAACTCTTGGCAATCTTATTCCGGGTATGAAATTCAAGCGCAAGGATGATGAGAACACTTATATGCTCGTAGACATGGAAGTCTCTAAATGTTTTGTATTCGGAGATAAACTCCAGAGCTTTGTGGCTGCTGTAGATCTCTCTACCTATAAGGTAATGCTATTTGACAAGAAGTCGGAGGTTGAGCCTGTAAATGAGACTTGAGTTTAAAGACTACACTGATTTCTCTGAGCTAACTAAATATACAGGAGAAGTTAAGCCTTTATACGGAAAAGGCACCATGAAAGGCGTTGTCTGGTGTCCTTACCCTTGTAACCGTGCAGTTGGCGACTTGATTGGCTTTCCAAAGATAGGAAAGTTTGTTGGTTGGTTCAGAACTACCTGCCCCGAATGCGGCAAAGCTATAGACTACTCTGCGGCTGATAAATTTATTTAAAAATAAAAAGAGAAGTTGGATTAAAAGTCTTACTTCTCTTTTTTATATATCGTATAATATTATAGAATATTTTATGGAGGAATTATAATGATTATTAGACTGAGCTTCGGAGACAATGATATCACAAACTATTTTGAAGATTTCTGCAAGGGTTTGAGAAATGTAATGTTTACTCCTGAACATAAGTCCTATGAAATTGAGCGAGACAACTTTGATTCGGTTGAAGCTTATTGTGAAGCTCTTAATAAAGCTTGGGATGCAGAAAAAGCATTGGAGGAAACTCGTTATCATCTCATGAATCCTGACAACCACTTCAAAAAAGGTTCTAAGGAACATAAGCAGATTCAAGAAGAGGTCCTCAGACTCTGGAGAAAGTTTGCACCTACAGTTGAGATGGAAGACTGGGGAGATCCTAAGGTCTCTATTCAGTATGAGCTCAAAGAACAATGGGAAAATGGTGAAGCAACTTACTACTGGACTGCCTATGATATTTGTATTACTCAGTAACCGGGAGGATTTAATATGACTAGAGAAGAACAACTTAAGTATGAATATGAAACAAAGCTTGCTGACCTTAAAAGAGAGCAAGCAGGCTGCGCTCATGAATGGAGTACAGCAAAATATGACCCAGAGATTCAGAGACTTCCTGAATTTGAGGAACGCTGGCAAGGGGTAGACTGCTTTTCTGTTATCTGTGGCTGGAAAGAAGAAACAAAGGCTCGTTGGAGTAGAACCTGCAAAAAGTGTGGAAAAGTAGAATATACTTGTAAGCTACTTCCACGAAACTATGAGCCAGCATTTAACTGAGGTTACTAACTATGGAAGATAAGACACTAACTGAACTTATAGAGCTTCTAAGAAAAGCGACTGTTTCAGCAGAAGATTTGGTGGCTGCCTGTGAACCGGGAGAGTATATATCTCCACAGCTTCAGTCTACTATAAAGAAGGCTAATCTTATACTTAAAGAACTTGATCAAAGTAAAGCTTTGTTGGAGGAGTAATCTATGACTAAAGAATATATTGTACGTGAAGCCGCACTTAAAGCTTTGGATAAAGCTCTGGAGGATCGTACCTGGTCTATGAGCGATAATGATACTATCTGTCAGATGATTGATTACTTGGAAAAGGTTCCAGTAGTTGAAGCTGATATTGATGAGCTCAAGAAAGAGGTTGCAGATCTCAATAATCGTCGTCATTTGATCTGGGCTATCGGACATGACTATGATGGATGCAACAGAGTTGAAAGCCTGAAGGAACTTATTGATGAACTTGTTTCTTATACTCAGCTACCGCGAGAACAAGTTCCTGATATTACTTCCAGAACCGGGACCTGGATTAAAGCAGAGTGCTCAGAAAAAGACGGAGACTCTACTTGTTCACTTTGTGGACATTGGGATTGGGATACTTGTAAATACTGCTCAGAATGCGGAGCAAAGATGAGAAAGGAGAAAAACTAATGGGAACTGTAACAGTAATCAACCTTACACCTTATGATAAGCAGATGGTACCAGAAGCAAATAAAGAATATCACACCTTTGACGACGGTAAAATCAGCCCTAGTCGTCATGCTATTACAAAAGTACTTGAGGTCATTCCTTTTGAGATTGCTGAACCTTGGCTTGTTGAATCTTGGAAAAAGAACGTAGAGGAATGCTACTGGCTTTATGACAAGGAGACTGACTACTTCATTAAAACAGAATTTGAAGATGAAGAAGATCCTTCTTACTTCGTTCGTACTACAGACGGTGGTTGGTTCTCTATTGGTTGGTGGGGAGCTAGACTTGATGTAACCGGCAAGCTCTATGAAGATATGCTGAAATGGCTGGAGGAAAATAAATGAGTAAAGCAGTTTTAATTTTGGATAGTATAAAATCCTGCTCTGAGTGCCCACTGTTTGAGAATCACTATAATGATATGTGTTGTAGAGGTTTAAATAATAGAACTATCGATTACCCATACCCAGATACCTTTCGCCAAAAGTGGTGTCCTCTTAAGTCTTTGCCGGGGCATT